CGTCGGTGAACTCCAGAACGATGGTTCTTACAAGGCTATCCCGTCCGCCGTGATGACTTGCCCGTCCTTCAACGAGAATGACCCGGCAATCATCAACAACGGTGTCTGGGTATATGACCCGAACAACAATAAGAGCACGAGTACGCTCAGCAACGCATACAACCTCTACCTCGACAAGGATAAGTCCGATGTGTCCTTCTTTGTCGCTGCAGGGTCTAATGTGAACAACTTCGGCCTCAAGGGTTACGAATCCTTGAACACCCAGTTGATGCAGGCTATTCTCAACATCTGCGAACTCCGCAAGGATTGCTTCGCCTTGTTCGATGCCGCTGGCGATTCCCGTATCAAGCAGGCTCTCAAGTTGAACGCCCCGGCTAGCCAGTTTGGTTCTACCTTGGGCCGTTGGGGTGCTATCTACGATAACCGCCCGATTTTCAATGATACCTACATCACGAAGTCCCAGGTTGAGTTGGCTCCGTCCATCGCGATGGCTTCTCTCATTACCTCTAACCGCCGTGGTTCCGTCTACTGGCATGTGCCGGCTGGCGAAATTATGGGTAAGGTTCCGGGTGCTTGGTGCTCCGAAATGAAGTACGACCGTTCCTTCCTTATCCCGGAATCTCCGAATTCTGATATCGCTAAGCTCAGCGATATCCATGTGAACCCGTTCCGGTGCATCGAGAAGGGTGGCATCTACGCATTCGGTGACTTTACGATGCAGATGGAAGACACGGCATTCAACGCAATCAACGTGACGATGCTTGTCGCCCAGATTCACAAGTCGTTCTACAACTACCTCGATGCCCGCGTGTTCCAGCTTAACACGGCTGAACTCCGGTCCACCATCACGACAGACCTCCAGGCCAAGATTGACGCAATCGTCGGTGAACGCCCGGCCGGCCTTGAAGTGGGTAGCTATGTCAAGTGCGATAACGAGAACAACCCGCCGGAAGTTGTTGAGGCCCATAAGCTTATGGTCGACCTCTATCTCTACCCGACTACGAGCACTCGTTACATCTTCTTGAGGACGAATGTCTTGAGCCGCTCCAGTGGCAATACAATTACCACGGACCTCACCACGGGTAGCCGCTAATAAAGGAGGACTGAATTATGGCTAAACCTTATGAAGTAGAACTCTCTGATAAGAAGAAGATTTTCTATGCTTCGATGGTGGACACTTTGCCGGACCCGGTGCGAAGCACCCGCTGGCACCTCCTCGTTAGCAATGAAATCTTCAAGGCGGTCGGTATTCAGCCGACTAACGGTACCGATTTCGGCATCAGCCCAGAAACGGCAAAGGAATTCAGCATCCACATTTCTGATGGTGCGAAGATTCCGGATGCCGCAATTAAGTGGGAAAGCATTTGGTACATGGGCTACGAAAAGCGCTATCCGGTCCAGCAGCAGAACCTTGCGGGTGATACCACTCTCAATGCTTTGCTTCTTGAAGATGGCAGGGGTTATGAAGCGATGCTGGCTTGGAACCAGTGCTGCTTGAACTCCGGTATCCTCAACAAGACCGGTATCGGCGACACTAACAGCGAATCCAACCGTATCGAGGATGGCACCAACAAGCTGTACCTCGGTCTCGGCCAGCAGGAGAACTACCTGAACTCCACGGCGGTTCTTCTCCGTAACTCCCATGTTACGCTGGTTCTTTACGATTGGATGTACGGCAATGTCATTATGGGTATTCGTTATATCAATGCCTGGCCGTCAAAGGTCGGCGTTGGTACTCAGATGACTTATCAGAATGCAACGCTTATGAAGTTCAACTTTACGCTTACCTATGACCGGTGGAACATCTGGTTCAACCCGGACTACAAGGTAATCAAGGCTGGACAGGCTTAACGCGGAAGGTACTTCCGTTATTCCAAGGGGGCGGTCCGCCCCCTTTTATGTTGCACACCGGATAAAAAATTTCTAGTTTCCTTACACAGAAATAGAGGAACCTATGTCATTATTTTCGCTTGACCCCGATGCAATACAGGAGATGATTGGCGACGAGAACTCGCCGGTCGAGATGCAGATGAAGCGCCTTAGGGCGTGGCTTCGTAATGCTCTGCAGACTTGCGATGAGTCCGGAAAGCCGAATGCTAAGGTGATTTATCATCAGGGTACCTATAATATGGGTGAAAACGCCATCCATATAGGTATGCTCGCGTTCAAGAACCAACTTAAGCTGAGCGCGCTCAACAGTGAGTATCGCCAGGCAAAAAAGAATGCGTATGAGAAGATTCATAACACAAAGCTGAAGTGGATTCCGAGCGCGCAGGGTGAATCGATTATGGTCGATGGTGACCCTGATTTGAGTGCGTTGAAGGAACGGTGCGAATGCCAGGAGCAATTCGTGAAGTTCCTTGAGAGTATGCAGGATTTGATTAGGTATTATCCGAGGAATGCGGACGCCTTGGTGCGTGTGCATAACTTTGGGCAGGAAATAGGACAGATAATTGTTGGTGTCAGAGACAAAAATAAGTACTGATGTCGATGCCGATGTGGCAGTCGACGATGAGCGTCAGGTCGATGTTTCGCCTGAACGCCCTGAAGAAACTACCTGGAAACTCGCGAGGGGAAAGAAAGCGGTATTCGGGCCATCGCCGCGTGTAAAGGCAAAGGTGCTATTCGGATGAAGGAAGAGGAAATACCAGAAGATGTTACGGATGCCGATGACTTGTTCGGCGATGTCGATTTTAATGATAACCCGGTCAAGGTAAAATCGGTGGAGTCCCTAGATGACCCGTCGGTTAAGGTCAAGGCTACCCCGGAAAACCCGTTTGCTGGAGTCGAACAGGTTCTTGGACTCCCGAATGGTTCTACCAAGCAGGGACTTGCGCTTGCCAAGGAGGAAGTCAAGAAGGTTAAGGACGAGGCCAAGAATCTCAGTGTTCGTGCAAAGAGCGTCTCCCAGAAGACGAAGCTTGCTAAGGATATGGATGAAGCGGGTCTTGATGAGGAACTCGGCGAAGCGTTCAACATGGATACTCTTGCGCGAGACCGCAAGATGCTCCGTGACGAGTACATCGACTTGTTCAAGCGTGGCAAGAAGATGCTCGACAGTATAGAGCAGGAGATGGAGAACCTCGTAAATCCGGGTCCGGACGACTACGGGAATTTCCAGAGACAGTATGCCGTTCTTCTCAGTACGCTCAACGGGGTCAAGGACGCCTTGGTGATGCTCCGCAAGGAAGAGGAGATATATTCTCAGCGTACGGGAGGCGTCGGCGGAAAGCCGGGTGGATTCGGTGGTGCTCCGGGTGGCGCCATTGGTGTTCCTACCGAACCCGGGTTGGACCCGAACGAGGAATCTATGGAGATGACTGCCCGGGATACGAATGCCGCCATCGAAAAGTGGGTGGCCGAGCTCGACGCGGATATCCATGCCGAGATTCAGCGCGAGTACGACGAGCGGCAGCAAAAACAGGTGAAATCTGGGGAACCTCCGCAGCTGCCGGCTCCATAATTTTGCTATATTTGAATGCGGGGAATCTTCCCCGCATTTTTTGTAGAGGTAGAATTTATGGCTATTGCAGTGGTGGGAGACATTCATCTTGGTCCTAAGTGTGAGCGTGACGGTATCCGTACGGCTCTTTTGCCGGGTATGCGCAAGTATCACCAGCAGATGATTTCTGAATGGAAAGCGCGTGGTATCAAGACGGTATTGCTCAGCGGTGACATTTTCAGCAACCGTTCCTTCATCACGAATGAAGTCCTCAATTACGCAATCAAGCTGTTCACTGAAGACCTCAAGGATTTTGAAGTCCATGTGATTCCGGGCAACCACGACTTCCTCTATGAGAACAAGGAATCGATATCCTATATGGCTGTTCTCCAGCTTATGTCCAATGTGAAGGTGCATATGGGAATTGAGAAGGTGCCTCTCGTCGGTCGCGACTGGTATATGGTTCCCTGGATTTTCCCGGACAAGATGCCCGCGATGGAGCAGTGGCTGCAGAAGCTCGCGAAGAAATCCGATGAACAGAAGGAAAAGACTGTCCTGTTCGGCCATTTCGATATCATGGGATGCCTTATGGAAGCCGGCCAGCTTTCCGAAAACGGGCTATCGCCTGAAATGCTCTATAATGCGGCCAACTATGTATTCAGCGGTCACTACCATTGCCGGTCCTATAACAAGGGCCCGAATCCTAACTCCTCTATCCTTTACATGGGTACCCCGTATCAGCTGAGCTTTGCCCACTCCGGTACCGACTGCGGTTATTACATCGTTGACGAGGGTGAGAACGGGAAGCTCTCGGTCGAATTTATCGAGAATACCACTAGCCCGCGCTTTGTCGATGTCGATGACGAGCATCTCGAGGGGCTCGGTGACCTTTCCAACTGTTTTGTCCGCTACTGCTACTTGAACAGCCGTTCTGCCGATGAAACCCGTGACCGCCGCAAGAAGCTCAACGAGGCGAACCCGATTTATGTGAAGCCGGTTCCGTATAGCGATGATGTGGGTATCAAGAAGGCTCTCGAACTCGATGACGAGGAGACACGCCGTCTTTTGAGCGCCGACAGCCTTACTCTTGCGGAAATGTATATGGACAAGCACCCCGAAGGACTCCCTACATTCTGGTCAAAAGAGGACCCGAAGGAAAAAATTTTGGGAATTTTGAAAACTTATCGCATCAGAATATGATTTGAATCCAAAAAAGCATTAGTTTCCTGAGCAAAGAGCAAGGAAACTAAGTATGGATTTCAAAGCAAAAATTGAAGCTAGACTCAAACAGATTCTTGAAACGAAGCGTTCGTTCAATGTACTCTATGTGTCCGACAACACATCCAGGCTTTCCTGTGTGCGCGGTCTGAACGCAATGCAGGAGTTCAAGACTTTCTACAGCAGTATTACCGATGTCACGCTGACCACGATGGACAGCAAGACATTTACCCGGATGAAACCGGACCTTTCCGCATTCAATGTGGTCTGGGTTGATAATGTCATCAGCTGCTCGTTCAACGACACGCTCATGGAATCCATGCGCGAAGCTTTCGATAAGTTCGAACCGGGTTGGCGCGAGGAAGCCGAAAGCCTCAAGGGCAACCAGGCTGCCTACGACGAATATATGAAGCAGGCCAATGAATACCGTTCGTTGACTCTCCGCGTCGTCTATGCGCTCGACGAATTCTACTGGGATGCCCCGGGTGGCCGCAACCGTACAATCATCGATGCCAAGATGGTTTCTAACTGCCTCAGCTATGCAGATACGATTGTCGTCCCGAACACCGAGCTTATGGTTGCTATCCAGCAGACACAGCTTGTTGAAAAAGACAAGGAAATCGTCGTGATTCCTTCCTTCGTATCCAACTTCTATCCGGTCCACAAGATATTCCTCCGGTCTTCCGGCAGCAGCACGGTTATCCGCCGTCCGAAAATCCTCGTGAAGGGTACAGTGATTCCGCCGAATGTGCAGAACTTCATCATCCACTCTACGGATGACTACGACTTTACGATTTCCACCGTTTGTGAACTCGACCCGAAACTCGAAAAGCTCCTTATTGCCCCGAGCAAGAAGGAATCTCCGGTCGTCCGCCATATCTATCACTGGGCAAACCCGTATGTCAACGGCAAGAATGTTACCGAGACGATGGCTATGGAACGCGATGCCGCTTTCGATTTCGTCATTCTCACTTCCCCGATGGATATCGAAAATGATATCTACTTGATTTCCGACACCGACACCGATGCAATCATCGCTGTTGCTTCCGGTTCCGTCGTGTTCGCCCAGATTGCGGAAGCCCAGTTCGATAAGGGTATCCACCTTTGTAACGAATGCGGCAACGGCTTTGCGTTCAGCGTGAAGTCTCCGGTGCAGAAGATTCGGGAAATGGTCGAACAGCGCCGCTCTGTTGCCAAGTGGGATGAGGCCTACATTGCCCAGCGTACTCTTCTTGAACACCGTCTTGTGTCCGACCCGAAGATTCTTGCCGGGTTCTTCCATGCAATGCTCGGCCAGCGCGTCAGCAAGGAACTCAAGACTAAGTTCGACGAAGGCATGGCAAAGCTCAAGAAGGCTGACGCCCCGCTTAAGGAAGGCTTGTCCGTTGTTCCGGGTGCAGGTGAAACTGCCAAGGAATAATCTATGGGAAGGGAACTTAAGTACAATGTCATCAAGTATGACAACCTGAGTTTCGAAGGTGACCCGGAGCGTCCGGGTCATTCCCGTTCTTACGACAACCCTGATGTAAATGCACCGTTGGCATCGGAAAAGTATTTTGTCGATAGGGCTGAAGTTGAAGGTATTGTCGCGGCGTTGAATGCCGATTTGAGTAAACGGGGTGAAATGATTGATATAACGCTGGCTAACGGTCAGCACTATGTCGGTCCAAGATTTACCTATGTGGTAGGGGAGGTTATGGCAGATGAGCCAGACGAGTAATTTGAGTGCCGGGCTTGACGACGAAAGCCGTGAGCTTCTGGCCAAGGGTCTCAGCACTGCGGCGGTTACGCAGTCTATCGGGATGGTTTCCGCTGACCCGGAACTGACGAAGACCCGTATGCGCGAGCAGGCGCAGCTGAATGATGATATGGTCGAGTTGAACAAGGAGCTTCAGCAGAAACGCGCGGCATTGGTCGCCGGTCAAGGACCGGTTCCTGGTGCACCGGGTATGGCAGGCGCTCAGAAGCCGTTTACCGGTCGCAAGAGACGGGGTAAGCAGGCACAGATGCCTGAAGTCGCCAATGTAAATGCACCGGCTACGGTTAATATTCCTGCCCAGCAGGAACAGGCTCCGATTACTCCGGTAAACCCGCTCCCGCCGAATTTTACAGCGGCTGATATGGCACTTATCGAGAATGTCAAGAAGTCCCATATGCGTTCCCGTGAAAAGTTCTTTGCGGAGCACGACTCGGTGCATCCGGGTGCGGTCGATGCGCGTCCGGAATACGTTAACGATACCTATCGTAATCCAATACAGATGTTCAATAGCAACGGTGAATGGGAGGAACCGGCAGCTAAGTTTACCCCTTCTCCGGAATTGCCTTCTCCACCCGAAAGACCTACGGAGGAACAGCTGATGTCGGCGATGGAACAAGCTGCAATGCAGCACATTGCCCCGGCATCGACTGCATCGGTATCTCGGCCACAATCTCCTTCACTTGAAAGCCTTGGGCTCGATGCGGTTAATTACCACACGATGCTCCAGGAGCGAGCAAATGTAGCCCCTCCGGTAGCCCCGAAGGCTGCTGCCCAGGTTCCTCCAGTGCGGCCACAGTTTGCTCCGGCTGAACAATCGTGGGGGGCTGTTGATGAACAGGCCCGCCGAGCGGAATGGATGAAAAAGCGCCGCACACAGAGGGCTCCCGCTATGCCGCCGACCCAGGAACCTCCCCCGGTCGTCGAGCAGCCGTCATTCGCGCGCTCTCCGCTCCGTGATGAACCGCAGTTGCCTTCGTTTGCACAGCCTCAGGTGCGGCAGACTCCTGTTGTGCGCCCGCCGGTTGCCGACCCGAGCCGTCCTAATAGGGAATACGGGGATTTTGGCCTTATTTCCGGGTGGCCTTCCCGCTCGGTGTTCTATCCGAACAAGATATACGGCCAGTCATTGCTTACGGTTGATGCAATCCAGCTTGGTCTTGCTGAAGACGATGAAATCTCCGATATCCTCGACGATGTGCTGGCCCGCCGTATCAAGGGAATCGACCCGGGCGATATTCTTACCGCTGACGAGGAATACCTGATGTACTGGCTGCGTGCATCTTCATATCCGAAACAGGCCGGTCACGGCTTGCCGAAGGTAAAGTTCAAGTGCCCGCATTGCGAACAGCGTTTCAACGATGCGCAGTCGTTGTCTACGATTCAGCCGATTACATTCATGGACCTTGACTTCAAGCTCGCCAGCGACCCGATGGAAGTGGCCGCGAAGCATTCCCGGAATGGCTATGCTGAGTTCACTGCGTATGACGGTCGTGAAGTCCATGTCTATCTCCGCCGTCGCAAGCACGATGCGGTAATCCGGGAATACGAGGAGAAGTGGGAAGAGATTACCCATACCTATCTCCCGAAGCACCGCAAGGTGGAACTTGCTGCAGCCGCGGTTATCGAGATTGAGGACTGTAAGGATATGAACGCCAAGCTGGAGTTCATCGAGAACTATCCTCTTGAGGAGCGTATCGAGTTCTTCCAGGCTATCGGCGATGCACAGGTGGTTTCCCATACTATAGCCAACATCAGGTGTCCATTCTGCGGAGGTACGGCATCCGTGCCGTATCCGTTTCATTATCGCCGCTTTGTGGCCTCGCTATAGCCGTAAGGAGATACTGAAGGACAAGTGCATCATCTCGGAGATTACATCGCATACATTTGCCGACTGCGACCGGATGTTCTTCCCGGACTTCCTCGAGCTGGCACAGTATGCATGTGACCGCTTTGTCGACCTTTACGGCAAGAAGGAAGACAATATGGTTGACTTGGAAAATTTGTAATTGCTATATTTGGTATGATATGAGTAAGGTAAGCAGACTTTATCTTGATATGGACGGCGTACTTGTTGACTTCGATTCTCGGGTCGACGAGTTCGGCGCACGGAAGGCGCCCGGGAAGAACCCGGATGCCATCGACTGGAATATCGCAAGGGAAATCGGTCCTGACTTCTGGGCTAACATGAAGTGGATGCCGGGTGCGGACAAGTTCTACGAGAATTGCCGTGACCTTTGCCATACTGCAGGTATCGAGATGGGTATCCTGACCGCTATTGAGATTCCGGCGGGTGTTCGCGGGAAATGCCTCTGGGTTCACTGGAATACCGACCTGGATAACGAACACCTCATCATCGTCCGTAAGGGAGAGGATAAGAAGCGGTTTGCTGCTCCCGGGCGCATCCTCGTGGACGATACTCCTAAAAACATAGATGAATTCCGTGAAGCTGGCGGGTTGGGGGTGCTTTACAAGAATCCCCAGCAGGCGCTGGAAGACATACTGAAGCTTCTCTGATGGCATGCGGCCGCCCCCTTCGGGCGGCCGTTGCTGTATAAACTGTGTAATTGAGGTTTGAAGCGCTATGGCCGACAATACACAGACATATGGTAACACGGGCGGATACGACAAGGTTACTGCCGCATTGCAGGAACTTAACGGTAAACTGCAGGGTATTTCCGGTACCGCATCGACGCTGAACAAGGGGTTATCGGATATCGAGGATACCCTTACCAATCCGCAGAGCAAGTTCTTTGCCGGCATGGTGGGCGCGTTGTCGTCTTCGATGGAGTCCGCGCTGAAGAAGGCCGAATCCGACCGTCGCATCTATGAAAACGCCAAGGAACAGAATGCCGATGCGATGCGGCGTAGCGGTGCCGAACCTGTCAGGGGGCAGGCCGATTTTTGGTCACAGGCATTCTCCCCTGTAAGCAAGTCGCCTATAGATGTACAGACTGAAGCTCTTAAGGCTACATTCAATGATAGCGGTGTGCAGAAGTTGCTGAAGGATTCTCTTTCTTCGGCAACTATCCGGAGTGCAGCCAACAGTGATGTAGATGAGCGGACTACAGGCCAGAAGGTCCTCGATACCCTTACTTTGGGTGTTACCAAGGATGTTCGTGGTATACTGGATAGGTTCTCCGCGGGTACCCGTGCGCAGAAGGCCGAGGAAAAGGCTATCCAGAAGGACCAGGGAACAATCAAGCGCGAAAAGAAGCAGGTCGACCAGCTGTCGGCACAGTATCGTGCCTTGAAGTCTAAAAATATCGATGGCCAGAACGACGAGAAGATGCAGCGGATTCTCGCCGAGCTCCAGGAGCGCACTCAGATAATCAAGGATGCTGAGAAGCGTATTGACGAGCGCAAGGCGGACCCATTTGCTGACCTTGTTGAAGTCGGGCAGGGTAATGCAAAGGTTCCGGTTCCTGGTGGCAAGCCCGGGCAACCGAATGCAGGGCCTGTTCAGGGTGGTACATGGATGCCACAGGGATTGCAGTTGCCATTACCGGTGAAGATAATGGATTCCCTTGAAAGTACGGTGTCAAAGAAGCCGGACGAATTTGCGCCGGGCATTGTTGGACGTAAAGATTCGATAATGCTAGCTTCGAATCGTTCTATACAGAGTGTAATAGGTGATGACCGCAGAAGAACACAGGATGTTACCGGTGACCTTAACGAGCCGGTGGAAATGTCCCGTCCTGTTGAAGGTGGTGCCGTTAAGGAAGTTCGCGATAATAAGGAAGCTCAGGATATTCAACGCAATCTTGACACGCGGTTGCGCCCTGAATTTTATCAGGAAGGTACCAAGTTCTTTAAGAAAGCCAATGGTGGCGATTTGCTTGAAGATTTGAAATCTTCGATTGGGACAGGCGGTACCGGTATGTCTATGATGAAGGGCGGCGCGTATGCCGCTCTAGGTGCAGCTACTTTGGCGGCCGGTGCAAAAATCGTACAGGCTAGTATGCTGGCCAAAGAGTGGATAGCTTCGGCCGAAGAAGCTGAGAAAGTTCGCCAACAGATTTATGCTGATGGAATTGCCGCTAATGAGAAAAAGAAGGTCGGGTGGAATGACGAAGCGCGCGATGCCACTGCAAAGAGCATGAAGGCTGACCAGGAGTTGGATGAGGCAAAAAATAGCTGGTGGGTAGGGTTTAAAAATTCGATAGGCCATGCGGTTGGTGTGAGGACTGAACTTGATGAGAAGCAGGAAGCCGCCGATGCTGCTAATTTGGACCGTCAATTGGCTAATCGTAAGCTGAAGCGTATGACCGATGCTGCTAGAGAGGCTGGGGTGGATGTTAATGATACCACTAAGATGAACCGCTTTAGCAAGGAATACGAGGACAGGAAGCGCATGAAGGTAATGTCAAACGCAAATCCTGAATCCCAGACTCAGCAGGATACTGTAGCTACTCCGGCGGCAAATGTAGACACAAGCAAGGTGATTACTAACGAGGAACAGACTAAGCGTCTTGAAGAAGCTATGTACAATGGTTCAAAGCGAGCGTTGATGGACCGTGAAGTACAGGACCAGAACGAACAGAATGCAAGAAAGCAAGGCGAGATGATAAATGAGTCTCTCGTCGGGAGGAAGTAATAATGGCAGAGCCGAGTACTATAACCCGTTACAAGATGTTCCCGAACCACGGAAATGTCCTTGGTCAGCAGTATCATTCGGATGTACTTCCGTTGCCGAATGTTGTCCGTATTGAAATTATGTCACCTAACGCCAAGGCCCAGTATCTTGGGAAGTTCCATAGTATTATGGACGGATTCCGTTCACAGTTGACAAGTTCGTTGTCGACGCCAGATGCTATCGCTCCGTTCTATGCTTTCTTTGACCCGGCACAGCAGGGTGATATCGGTTTTGACTTACAGGCTAGCTGGGAAGAGGATAGCAAGGCTACTTTGGATGGCGTTGCCAAGTCTGTTAAAAATGTACCGCTGGTTGGCGGGATTGCGGGCAAAGCAGCTAAAATTGCTGAATATGGCAATAAGCTGGCTGGGTTTATGGGACTTGATAATTCCAGTACCGGGTCGTGTACGATGAAGACTTTCCGCAAGTCTACCTTTGCATTCAATAAGACAATCAAGTGTTCTTGGTATATGCCGGAAATGGAAGCACAGGCTCGAGTTGGTATTTCTCGACTGCTGAAGATGGCGTATGTGCGTAATTTTGATTTGGCTAACCGGAAAGATTATGGCGCAAAAATTGCTGAAGCCTTAAGGCAAATTCGCCGGAATGTTACCGAATCGTTTAAGGCTACTGACAATGTAGAAGGCGGCACTGTCCGCTCCATAACGAATAGAATAGGAGGATTGGTTACAGGGGCTATTGGTGGAGCGGCTGACCTTGGTGCTGGAATGTTTGATTTTGTATTCAATGGTACTTTCCTCGATGATGTAATCAATGGTGCGGTCGACCTAAATTCGTTCTTTGGTGGTTCTCTTACATCTACCCCGTTGCCTGTCCGGTTAACTCTAGGGCATATCCTTGATATTGAACCATTGGTCATTACTAATGTACAGATTACCGGCAGCAAGGAACAGTTCATGACGACCGATGGCTCGAACATTCCGCTGTTCGTTACGGCCAACATCACATTCGCCATGTGGATGAATCCTGACCCGAACAAGGGATTTGTGCAGTGGCTTGGCGACGATGTGTTCAATGTCGGGTATACCGTGGGCGAATCGGAGAAGACAGTTGACGACAAATCGACTAAGGCCAAATCAGCGAAGGGAAAAAAGACTGAGCCGAACACTACTCGCTCAACGGGTGGTAAAGTGACCGGTGGAGCCAACAATGCGGCCAATAAACCTAAAATGAAGAAGGGGAAATAAGATATGGCTAAGGAAAGTTTCCCGAGGATTCGTACCCGGAATTTTGAATATGCTGATACTTTTGTAGTCCCATCTTATCAGGCGGGGCGGCTGGACTATATCGTCCAGGACTTGTATGGTGAACCTCGCGCGTACAAGATATTCGCTGCGGCCAACGGGATTGTCGATGCGTTCAGTACTCGGCCGGGTATCCGACCGGCACGAGAAGCCCTTGAAAATGAGCTAGTTTTAAGGGGTGTAAAGAAGTCCAGGGTGAAGAAGGAAGCCGACTTAATCGACGAGCTTCGCGTAAATGGGGAGCGGGACTGGAAGTCCTACGGCAATATGGCCGATGGAAACATCACCGATGTAACGCCGGGAAGGATTATGTTTGTCCCTACGCCGAATACTGCGGTAGCTTGGTACGAACGGTTCAATACACTCAAGGATGTCGATGACGAGGAAGACTAATGGCTAAGTCAAAGGTAGGTGAGCGATATTCGATAAGTTTTGCCATCCCGAAGGTGGTCAAGGAAGGCGAAACACCAGAGACCGTTGTGTTCAACGATGCCTCTATTCACTCATTTCTCTTCAATGAACCACTGAACCATCTTCCTTATGGCTCGGCTACCATAGTAGGCCCTACGGACAGCACGTGCAACCCCGGGAGCGGTACATACGGTTCGATGATTGTTGAGGGCGTGAGACCAGGTGACCCGTTGACTCTCCCGATATACATCCTTGCGGCCACCCGCTCGGAAATCGGGCAGGACCTCGCATCGATTGACCTTACCTTTATCATCGGCACTGAAGAGATGCAGAAGCACCTTGAATCCCTTGCGATAGACGGGACTAGTGTCGAGGCCATGAATCAGGTGTTCAAGGTTGCCGGAATCGAGCCGGTGGACTATGCGTCTGCAGGCAAGAGCCCGGGCTCGATAAGCGACAATATGACATGGCGCCTTGTGGAGGGGAGTCTTGACGAATATCTGCAGGATATCGTGGAACACGCTTCCATCCCGGGCGACGTGTTGTATTGGGCGTACGACGATGCCGCGCTCGGCTACCGTATCGGTACATTCAATGTTTCCAAGGCGGCCAAGACCAAGCATTTCTTCATGTATACCTCTGATGCGGTAACCACTACTGCATCGGCCACGGCAAAGGTAAAAGGTACCGATACCAACATCTGGTACTATTCCGGGTACATCCCGAGCGACCTTGCCGGCGCTACCCGTGAAGCCCGTTCTCCTAACTTGATTATCGACAGTACCGCTACTGGTTCTGCAAAAGAAACCGGCGACTGCACGGGTGAATGCTGGAGGTCTATCCTTGGGGCTATGGGCGGTGACGCGAGCTATATGGAGAAGTCTGATTTCGGCAAGCAGCATGTAGTGAAGCCGTTCCCTGCGAACACTCACAAGACCTATGCGATTGCACCGTTTGTCCGTAGTTACCTCCTTGCGGAATACTCCAAGATGGTCAAGGTGCAGATATTCAACCACCCGGGCCCGGCACTTGGGGAATGTGTACATTTCTATGCGGCTTCGGCCAAGCTGAGAAGCGGGGACTTCCTCCCTGACGAGAACTACACGGCAAGGTACATCGTTGTCGGAAAGCGCATAGCGAAGTCTGCCGAGGTGGCCACGGGTATGCTCGGGAAGGCCCGTTCGGAAAACACTACGAACTTGGTTACTGAGATTACGATGGTTTCGAATAACGGGTATGCTGGCATGCTTAGCCCCGATTACAAGTCGGTCTTGACGCTTGCTCAGTCCATCACCGAAAAACTGAAGAAAGGCGGTACTACCTAATGAGCGGCGATAATTCACAGAGGATGCCTTGGGAAGAGGAATTTGCTCCGGGTCAGCAGACCAGGAACCGTCTTGATTTTTCATACTATTACGCACAGGTTGTCGGCAACTCGGTCGACCCAAACCGCGCGGGCTTCGTGCAGGCGCGAGTGAGCGGCGTTACCGACTCGTGGCAGGACAAGAACCAGCCCTGGTTCGCCCCGCAACTTCATGACGGGCTCATACAGGTTCCTCAGAAGGGATTTTGGCTTCTGGTCAAGTTCAACAACGGGGATATCAACCAGGGGATGTACTATGCGATGTCGCAGACTAGGGATTTCCTCCCGGCGGAATATGTTGCTGACTATCCCGATGTCGCCGTGGCGAATCTTGGTGAAGCCAACTATACCTATGTGCATAACAGGCGTTCGCATATGTCCGTGGTCAAGAACCCGGGCAACAATTCGGAACTCCTGTGGAACGCCGCGGGAGAAGTCCTGCTGTCATCATCCAATGCTTCCGATGAACCCGGCACCGGGCCTATTCCTGTGCTTACCGAGGCGACGATAGATATATTCACATGCCGTCCGGTGGGCGGTTCGGGCACGGCAGCCCGTGCTGGTTCCGAGTATTTCAAGGTTCCGCATATCTCGAAGGCTACCGTGGATGCCATCCGTGGCAATGGCGGGGCGACGAGTACCGTGGTCAAGGCTGTCAAGGATGAGGAGGTTGACGGCCAGCAGAGACGGGAAATCGTCGGCAAGGATTCGAGATACGAGATTCCGTTCCTCGAATCGCCCGCTGCAAAGCGCCGTGGTGGCAAGACCAATGTGCGTATTGTCGTCAGCGCTACGGGCAAGTCCCCGCTGGCAGAATTCCTGTCCAACTACACCGATGACAGCGCGAAGAACTGCGCGCATTACCTTGTCGGTGTCGGTGACGGCAACCCTGATGTGCTTTCTACTCTCGATGACCGTTCCCAGGCGAAGAATCTCGGGTTCATCCAGTGCGCGGAGATTACCTATGACTGTACCCTCGGTTCCGATATGCGCGGCAAGCCGAATATCGATGCGGTCGGTGTCGTGTTCTATGGCGACGGCAACCTGAATAAGTACCAGATGTCCAAGTTCCTTGACATCGTGAACCATGTCAAGCTGGCGGGAAAGCTTGATGAAATTGAGGTCGTTGCCTACAAGCCGTTAAGCCCTGCCGACAGCAGGTTCATTACCTACATCAACCTTAAGAATCTGGAGGGGGCGTACTGATGTCTATCAAGAAGTGTGAAGATATCCTGAACGGACAGTCGCTTGCCGGTACCGAAGGTGGCAAGCAGGTGACCCGTGACAGCGATGGCGGCACTGGCGGTGGTGATTTCCTTGACAGCGTTATCAAGGCCGCGGGGACCATTGATGCTACCGCCGCGTCCATCTATAATTACGACTGTTCCGACCACCTTATCGAGTGGATGTATTCTGTCTGCCCGTCGCTCCGTAGCGTGGGCGATACCATAGACAATGTTGTCGGTATGCTCAACTCGATAACGACCGGTGTGAAGGTCGGCGACCTTATCCAGAACAACTCCGTATCCCAGAAGATTTGCGATGTTATCACTACCTTGTTCGGCACGGTGAATTCCTGGCTTGAACTTATCTCTAAGGCGGCGTTCGCGCTGTTCGACAAGATTGACGATGCCCGCCAGCGTATGCAGGCTGCGCTGCAGTCCTTGACTGATGCTGTACTCCAGTGTATTCTTGATGTCTACAATATGATTGAGCAGTATTTCTCCGGGATGCTGACTCTATCGCTTAATTTCGACTGGGAATCGATGGAGAGGTTCCTCAGGAACTGCCCGTGCATCTGCCGCTTTGTCGCATTCGTGACCGGGTGCGATACCGATTCCGAAGGGAATAGCATTTCAGACGACCCTGACCAGGTTATCCGCTGCATCCGCAACAAGCTCTGGTTTATCGACGGACTCAACTTGGCTACCGGTCTGTCTGCTATCATGGATACCTACATCAAGAAGTACATCGTTCTGTTCTTTGATGCTATCAGTCTCGCTATCGATACGATTTTCACGCTGTTCATTGCTCCGTTCCGGTGGCTCATCAAGAAGTTTGCTGACCTGCTTCGCAAGAAGTGGGATGTATCGTTTATGATTTCCCCGCTGAAGTCGTCTCATCTGGATTGCCTTCTCCTTTATACGAAGGATGTGGTCGACGGGAAGACCGTGTACCGGATGAGCGTACTCGATATGATGACCAGTATGAAGATGTGGGTCAACTGTCTTGAGTATCCTTGCCCGGCGCTTTCCGAGCGTATTAAGAACAAGGTAAAGAAGTTCAACGAGGAGATGCGCCTTACCGGGGATTACTGGAACCGGGCATTCGAGTGTGACATCTACCAGTGCTGTATGAGGGCAGATGCGGTCGGGAACTCCCCGTTTAGCCTCAAGGAACTCGGCGAGATGTGGTACGACCTTTACGACCGTCTGCGCGCTTGCAACCGACGGGCGAAGAACAAGGTGGATATCGCCAAGGTAACCTACGGTCTGAACGGTACGGGCGGGGTCGCGTGGAACACCGATATGATGCGCAACACTTCGTACAACGTGACTCCTGTTGACGGTTCAATCGGGGCTACTTCGGGAATCGAGGAGGACCCGGTGCGCATGGCGGCGGAATTCTCCGATTCTCCCGAGCGCGAGAACGATATCAATGTCGGCGACTACCCGCTTACTAAGCAGGAAGACGAGCTTATCCGTGGCATAGGCCTTTCGATTGCGGCCGGGTGTAACGAGGATTCGTATTTTACCGAGAAATGGTACCAGTATCTCAGGTTTGCCGGATATTACGCAATCAGCAACAAGACGGTTTCCGAGTTGCGCGAGGTCCGGGACAAGTCCAACGGCCTTTCTGCCGATTTCAATGGCGGGTACGAGACGAATTTCCCTGCCGTTACCGTCCGTGAACCGGTCGAAATCGAGCCGGAGGAACGCGGGGCGAATTACTGGGTCGATTCCGATTACGATGCGGCCCGCGTGGCCAAGATACAGGACATCAAGTGGGATACTCGGCGCAGCAATGAATCCCTTGTGGGCTATTACGCAAGGATGTACGCATCGGTAGGTTAATTATGGGAAGGCGCAAGAAGATAACTGAGGCGGATATCAAGGGCGAGCCACCAAAGCCTCGCCGTAAGCGCCGTACCGACTACTATAATGGGACCAAGAAAGGAGCCTATACGCTCATCCGTCCTGAAAAGTATATGCTGCGTGATGCTGTGGTGCGGGTGGATTGCCCGGAATGCGGCGGGACTGGTCTTATTAATGGGCAGCAATGCCCTAGATGCGGCGGAAAAGGTGTAATTGACCAAGTTGTTGTCCACTACAAGTCTGATTGGGAGCGCAAATTCTGTGTCTTGTGCGACGGAAACGAGAAAATCATCCGCTGGGCGTATGAACCGTTCGAAATACCCTATTCTTCGCCCGTGATGATGCGTCAATCGCTGTACAAGCCGGATATTTACCTCGAGATTTCCTATGATGACGGCCATATAGAGAAGTGGCTGATTGAAATCAAGCCGGTTTCCTACTCGGTAGTGCCGAAACCGCCAAAGCCGTTGCCTCCGGGTTGCGCCGATGACAAGAAAATAATGGCTTTTAAGAAGAAAATGAGTTCCTTCCAGCAAAAAAGCATGGATATCGCCACCAATTATGCCAAGTGGCAGGCTGCTGAGAGCTGGTGCAAGCGGAATATGGTGAATTGGTTCATCGCGAACGAGATGAACACGCGCGGGCTATTCAACGGAAACCTAAATGTCTAGTCAAATTGGTATAGTTTTCTTCCTGAAGAGGAAATTATTATGCCGAAACCATGCTGCGGGGAACCGGTGGACATTACCGGGACATATAAGCCCCTAAGTATCTATTTGAGGGATATAGGGTTGAAGACCTATGGCGACGAGGCCAAGTCTCGCCGGTTCGTGATGTGGGTTTTCAGCTTCTACAATGCCGATTCGGAATGCCCGGTGTGCAAGCACGGGCTTGAACGGCTGCATGACTGGTTTGCGAAGTATGGGCTTGTCGATAATCCGGTCCGCTCGGTTGGGCTCGTGGCTGACGACGATGCGAAATCAAGTTCCATTCTCGATGACATGCATATCGATTTCGCACCGGTGAACATCTTTACCGACGGCGACGGCAAGGTAATCGATATACTTTTTGAATTTCCCGACGAGGCCTGGCTAGACAAGAATATCTTACCATTTATACAGAAGGATTCGACGATACTATGAGTGACAAGGTTTATGTTATCGGTTATACCCTTGATGCTATGCTGCAGGCGGCCAGCTTGGCATCGAATGGGAATGAGGTGGAGTTTCTGGAGACTGCACCGGTGGGTTCGCCGCTCGACGATTACAATGACCTGGTGTCAGAGTCGTGCAAGGATATTCTTGATGCGCTGCTTCCGGGTATGCTCGAATATAAGGAGTACCTGAACCCCCGTTATTTCTACATGCCGTTCGACAAGGTGGCTATCAAGAATACTACCAACGGCGTAATCCAGTTCCCGCTATCGAAGAAGTCCTTTGCTGAGGAGGCCGAATGGAAGGCGGCGGTGGAAGCCTATGCCAATCCGGAAGTGCAGAAAATAGTAAACGACAAGGCGAGCGCACCGTCACGGCTCGTGACTGTGATGAAGGACATTATGCCGGAAGCTTTCGCCAATACATTCTGCAAGGCTATGCAGAATATGCGCTGGCGCGGTACACAACTGTCGCACCTGACAATGTACGGGTTCGACTACGAGTTCCCCATGCAGCATCTTGGCGACGAGTCCTATACGGAATGCTACTACAAGCCGAACCATACATTCCACGAGATTTGCGCCGCAATATCCAACATCTTCCAGATTTTGGTGCGGAAGATTGACGGGGATACCGCTCACTGTTACATTACCGACCGCAGTATCCCGGGACAGGTTATCGTTATGGATAATCGAGTCGACCAGTATCTCGACTATGTTGCCGGGAAGTTCGACCGTACTAGGATGTGGTGCGAAACCGACGATATGCCCCCCGAGCTCCGCTATGCCCCGGAAGGGTTCTACAATACTCCGCTCAACTCGGTATGGGGAGTATCTACATTTGGCGGAGTTTGCAAGAAGTTCCTTGCCGAGCCGGTGACTACTTTGTATGATACATTCATTTCGGAAATTCCGTCGACCAAGGTGAACATCAAGATGCACAATGATTATTGCGACCTTATCCAGCATTACGGCAACAAGAAGCTTGAGCTCGGACAGATTGCGAGGACTTTGATAAGGTCATAGTATGGTAGGTGCAGTAATTCCCTGTAGACGGGGCGACCATATCAACGAAGTCGTGTCCCGCCTGAACGAACAGAATGTCCTTACGGTTGTGGTCCGCGATAATTGCGATGTGAAGGTGGAGGGTGCCACTCAGGTAATCGACGTGAAGAGCGGCGGATGTTTTAATGCCGGGTTCTGCCGCGATGTCGGCATCGATTATTACTTGGGAGTCAGTGACACGAAAGTCGACGGGCTTATTTTTGTCGACGAGGATTGCCTTCCGCAGGAAACTCTTGTTGAAGACCATATGCATGCGATTTCCCGCAAGATGCCGGTCATTTCAATCGGGCGCCGCCTTGAGGCGAAACACGGGTGGAAGGACCCTCGGGAACTCGGCGATGCCGGGAAATTCCATGTGTTTGACGGGGAAGGCTCGGTGATACAGAATGTCACTTGGGTTCATAATTGTCTTGCTACATGGACATGCAATCTTGCAATCAACTGGCCGGCGGTACATCTCATCCGTCGCGCAATGAAGAAGTTCTCCGGGCACGAACGCCTTTTCCATCCAGCCTTTGATGGTCACTGGGGAGGCGAGGATGCTTTCCTTGCCTACATAGCGTGGACATACCGTGTGCCGATGGCTTTCCTGCCGTATCGCGCGAATGCCGTAAAACATATGGACCATCCTCGCCCGATGCCGGAGTATGGCCCGGGATTCAAGGAACGGCTCGATGTGCAGGTGACTAAGCTGCGCGACTATCTGTCGCACGGTCATCCGGTAACACTCGACGATATTACTTATTAGCGGCGGTGGCCGTGCAGGTCGTAGTTGTACTTCACATTCTTGAAGGCGGCCTGCCCGTTCTTGACCAGCTTCATATATGCATTCGGCTGGAATGCCTCGTATGTGGAATCGTTGTAACGGCCAGTCCAGGTTGATAGGGGCACCTCGAAGAATCCGCGGTTGTAGTCGCCATACGGGTTCCACCCGACTTTCTTAAGCGTCTGCGTACAGTTCGTGAGACCCGCAACTTCGCGCTTGTCAGGGTCAACGCCGAGGGTAGTCTCGTCTGCGAGATACCGGAGCTGGTCCTTGAACGAGCCCTGGAATGCATTGGGGTACTTGAGGTTTACCGTGAATGTATACGGGGTAGCCTGCTGGAAGTCAAGGTTTACATTTGGTGCGGATGTGCTGATGCAGGAGTTGAACTCGAACATCTGTCCGATAACTAGGTCGGTCATGCAGATATTGCCCGCATCGCGTTCCTCGATTGATTTCATGGAATTTGTCGCAGTAATGCCCTCGGCGAACATCTCGACGATAACATTGATTTTCTGGAGGGAGCTGCGCGGCTTTAGAAGTAGCGGTGAAAACTGCACATTGAACAGTGCATTGAAGAAATTGTACCACATGAGGTACGGGTCGTCGACGACATCGATTGCCAGCGTATTGTCGCTGTTGATGCCGGTGATTACCGGGTACTGCATTGACTTGATGGAATCCATCGAAATCATCTCTGTCTTTGCGGTCGGGTTTGGAATCTTGACCGATTTGGAGGCCCAGAACATATTGAGTACACCGCTGGTTTCCTCGTAATGCAGCTTGAGCCACTGGTCGAATAGGGTCTTCCTGAAATTGTCGCTCGTGTCGGGGAAGTACTTCTTGCGCCCGGCATCGTACTTGTCGCCAGCCGCATTCTGGTCCATTACGCGCAACGCTTCGTCTACATAGGGACCGTACAGGCCGACATGGTACTTGTTCGTAACATGACCACGCGCAAGCTCGTAGAACTTGGGCATATAGTAGTCGAGTAGGCCAAGGTGTGAATCCGCCCTCTGGGATTTCTTGTATCCCGAACCCATCATATTCTCGGCGCGAGCGCCTGAGCGCCAGTCGGCGTTTACTCTGGTGAGCGATGATTTCCTCGTAGTTGCCATATCGGTCCTTATGCTTGGTTGTCGTATGCGTTGGAGCTAGTGCTGACGCAGATTGCGCTCATGTAGCTGTTCGGGTCAGGAAGCCGGATGATGTCCTTCAGTTCGTAGAGGACGCTGATGTTGAACGGAACCGGGTCGATTGAACCGGGGTTCGGCTGTAGGTCGGAAAGGTTGGAAATTCGGCATCTCTTGTACCGTACAATCATCCGTTCCTGCGAATTGTCATCCGCACAGTGGATGTCGATGTATGGGATGAAGGTCAGCCTGTTCCGGTATCGCCCGTCCGTGCCGAATACTCGGTGGTGCAGGTCTTCTGTCGGGAAGCCCCCCGTGTACCCGCTCATGACCGTATCCATATACCGGTGGATGCCCCACCAGTTCTCGTATCCCTGGTCGGTAAGCATCGTTATCGTCAATGCGCCGTCATACTGGTTGTCTTCCTGCGTGGGGATTCGGGTACGGAACTTGTAGTGGTACTCGAACTCGAAAGATTCGGTTAGCCCGTTGCAGATGTATGTCTTGATGAGTGCGTTGATGATTGCCGGGGGAGGCGCGGTATGCGGAATCGGGGTGTCGGTAGAGTCGAACGCCGCGTCATGCCATGACACCGGGAGCGGTCCGATGGAACAGCGCCAGAACCCCTGGTGCACTGGCACCGGGGACTGCCGCAATATTCTCACGCTCTCGGGAGTCGATGGAGTGACCGGAGCCGGCATCGATTACCCCTTGAAACCGTCAATCGGCTTGAACACTTTCTTGCCGGAGTTCAGTGCGGACTTCGGGGAAACGATGCCCGTATGGTCGCCCTTGCCCGGCTTGGCCGCGTCGGACTTGATTTCGACATCGTTCGGGGTAGCCTTGAGCTTGGTGTCGTAGGAATTGAGCGTGGTGACCGTGCCGCTGACATCGTTGAGCTTCGGCTTGCCTGCAGAGAGGAAGCCCGGGACTGCCTGCTTGCCCATGGATGCCTTCGGGGAGATGATACCTGTATGGTCGCCTTTTCCCGGCTTGGCCGCATTGGACTTGATTTCGACATCGTTCGGGGTAGCCTTGAGCTTGGCGTCGTAGGACTTGAGCGTGGTTACCGTGCCACTGACATCGTTGACTTTTGGCTTGCTGCCCTTGAGCAAGTCAGGAATATTCTGCTTGCCCATAGCTGCCTTCGGGGAAACGATGCCGACAAGGTGGTTCTTGTTCGGGTCGGCTGCTTTGGATACTTCAATGAATTCTGCTACGCCGAGGGTTTCGGTCTTGCTGTGGGCCTTCCCGCTGAGTTCCTTCGTGGCTATCCGCTTGAGGGCCTTGATTGAACCGACGAGTTCCTTCGGGTTTGGCTTCTGCGCGAACGAGTCGAGGACTACGCTGCCGAATGCATCGACTTCGGTGACCGGCTTGGCGTTCTTCTTGTCGTGAGCCTTCTTGCCGGCGAGGAAGTCTTCCCATACCTTGTCCATACGGGTTTCGGACGGGTTGAAATCTACCTTCGGCTTGACGGCACCGCTCTTGTCACCGAGCTTGACGGCAGCCGATTGCGGCCCAGTCGGTTTCCAGAACGGGAAAAATGTAGCTGATTCAAATTCCGGAGTCATGCTCTTTGCCTGTTCATTGGCCTCAAGCGTGGCCTGTCCGAGAAGCTGAGATTCGGTAGGCAAGTCGAACATATCAATTTGTGACTCTTGGATACTCATGTTGGGCACCTTCTGGTTGCTGTTTGAAGGTAGTTTATATGGCCGTTGCCTTTTCAAATATTGTTTAATAGCATAAACTGAGGGTGAGGTTTATGAGATGGGTATCCTTCTGAACACTGTAGATATGCTGAAAGGACACAGCGCACAGCCTGTCGTTCTTGAAGAGTCTATCCTGCTGGAAATGAAGGCGAGGAAAATTGCCGGCATCCGTCTCATCAACTACATTAACGACGGAATCACCTGGAAGTCCCATAAGGACATCATTCTTGACTTCTGGATTATGAAGAAGTGCCAGGAAAGCGGGTATACCCCGTATCAGTTCCGCAATATGTTCCGAGTTGTCCAGCTCCCTACTGAAGCCCAGCAGAAGTACCAGCAGTGGTTCGAATCATATGATTTTCAGAATGATACCGACAAGGACTGGCTCGAGTTCGTCAACGGTACGCTCAACTTGTTCTATCGTACCGATTCCCCGAAGGCCGAGGATGACGAGTGCTGGTATATCGACATGATGCAGTCCGAAGTGGAAGCGCGTCAGATTGTCAGCGAGCAGGTTTACCACGGTGCCCCGAATCTTGATGCGTTCTGGAAGATTTCTACGGACTCCAAGCCGGAAGAAGTCGGTGGCCGCCGTAACGGATATATGTATGTATCCAAGTTGGGCGAGGTTACTCCGAAGGATACCGACGGCTATTTCTGGGGAGTGGTGTTCCAGTGTCCCGAAACGGTCAGCCTTGGCTTTGACGATAACGGGGTGAACCGCCGCAAGTGCATCGCGTGGGCGGCAAATGCCGAACACATGACGCTTGTTCGTATCGGCGCCGATGGCCGGTTCAGTATCGAGCCGGTTGATGTCGAGGGCAAGGCGTGGAAGGCGGACCGTACGATTCCTAGTGGCAATGTCAACCGGAACCCGATGTCGGCAAGGGGCTTGCTTAGCTACATTACAGACAACTTCGCATCACTGTATGGCGTATGGGATACCATCGACGAAAAGGTCAAGGGAATCCGTGAACAGTCTACCGCCCGTCTTACCGCATTGAATACCTTGAACGATGAAGAAATCAAGGTAGGCAAGGTAATCGGCGATATAGAGAAGTTTGTTCGCGAAGGTAATGTTTCTGACCAGCGCCGCGAGTACAACAAGGAAATCCGGCAGGCCGTAATCAAGAAGCTCCGTATTAGGGACAAGGAATCTCACCGCGTGGCCAACGATATAGCCAAGGCGGAGAAGCGCAAGGAGACGCGCGAGAGAGCAAAGTACAATCCGACTATCAAACCGAATTAGAAAAGACCGCCTAAAGGGCGGCCTTTTTGATGATTAAGTTTAAATTTGTTAGAATTGGTCTGCCGTTTTTGCGTTCGGGTCTACCGTGCCGCCGTTTACAGGCTTATCTTCCGGGAGCTCGTCATCGAGACCGTCGAGGCCGAGGTCGCTGGCGGAACCGTTGTCACCGAACATGCTGTCGTCAAAAGGTTCATCTACAGGCGGCGGTACCGGCCCATTGGTCATATCAGGCGGCGGTGCCGGCTGGGTTTCAAATCCGCCAAGGCCGAGGTCGTTTTCGGTCGGTGGCTGTTCGGTTGCGATTGCTGTTCCGAAGTCGCCCAGGTTACCGTTTTCTATACCCTGGTTGATTTTGTCGTCAATGGTTTCTTTCGGGGTCAGTCCGTCGTTGTAACCCTGTGCATTTGCTAGGCCGAATACGCCGTCGCCTTCTGTCTCCAACTTGTTGTCGCCGACTTCGCTGCGGAGGTTATCAAGTGCCGTCAGCGTACCCGTTCCCTCGAAGAATTTATGGTAAAGGCCCTCTACGCGCTCCTGGAGCAACGGGTCATACTGGGTCATTTCTTTTGAAAATTTTAAAAGTGCATTATTTTGTGGCATATTGATACCTCGTTATCCGTAGTTTATTGCTATATTTGAACTGTTAATGTACAATTTAACCCAGAGGAACCTATGAAATCTAAAGAAGGTGCTATTAACCTCGACTTTATGGGCGGACTTACTAAGTTCGGGACCAAGAATGGCGAAGTGCGCCAGTTTCAGGTAAAGACATTCGGCAATACCAATGACAGCGAAATCGACGGCATCGCCCGCGAATTTTCCAAGTGGGCGACCCACGGTTTGGTGACAAAGCTTCAGAACTTTGAAAATCTTATCCCGGGCGACGACGGGTATTGGACAATCAAGCTCGATATGCGCGATTACGGCATCTACTTCGATGTCGACTTCGGCCACGACATCCATACGGACGAGCCAGGCATCGTATTTAAGGCGCTGCTTACCGCAATCGAGTTCAAGCGTGTCGGCGACGACCGCGTTGCTTCATTCACCTTTGTCAAGAATGGCGACGATTTCGACGACAAGTTCTGCCGCTGCTTCCTCAACAAGAAGGAAGAAACTGTTTCCGGCAAGAAGCCGAAGCCATTCAAGATTATCCTCAAGGAATGCGAGTCCTTTACAATAGGAAACGCCCCCGTTGAATCCGACGAGGGCGATAACGACGATATCTTTGGGGACAATGGACCGGAACCGGTAGTCTACTCGGCGCCGGAAGATTCCGACTAACTAAAGCGTCCGATACCGGGGTTGGTGCAGAGGACGGCGACGGAGAGATGCCTCGTCGCCTTTTTGCGTACCCGGATTCTCTTCTTCGGCGCTACTGCCGGTTTTGCCGTCGGGGTTGCCTGCGGCTGTGCAACAGGGGTCTTCGGGGTCGGCTCGGCGGACGGGCTCGGCTGGATAGGGGTCGGATTGACCATTTCGATTTTCTTAATTTTCTTCGCCATAACACACAGTTTATAGTATAGTGGCGGGAAAACTCACCGCCTTTTAGGCGGTGAGATGAAAGCCCCTTTAATAAACTGTTAAAATGGAGTATATTTAAGACATGTTTCAACGGGCATACAACATCAGGCTATATCCTAGCCGGCAGCAGGCGGTCTTGCTAGGCAAGACCTTCGGCTGCTGCCGCAAGGTATATAACTGCATGCTTGAAGCTCGTGTGAAGTCTTACGAGGCAACCGGTACACAGTGCCGGACGAAGCCGACCGACTACTATGCCGAGTTTCCGTTCCTTAAGGAAGTTGACAGCAACGCCCTCACGGGCGAGGTGCTTAACCTGAATATGGCGTTCAAGAACTTCTTTGAACGCAAGGCCGATGGAGTCGGGCTTCCGAAGTTTAAGGCCAAGCATCACGACCGGGACTCCTATACCACTTATCGGACAAAGGAAAATATCCGAATCGAAAACGGCAGGCTGCGCCTGCCGAAAATCGGCTTCGTCAAGTTCAAGGACTATAGGAACATTGACTGGTCCGGAAAGAACATCAAGCATGCGACCGTAAGCCGGTCGCACTCGGGAAAGTTCTATGCCTCGATACTGGTCGAGGAGGAAGCGCCAAAGGCGCTTACAAAATCCGATTATGCCGTAGGCATCGACATCGGAATAAAGGACTTCTGCGTGACGAGCGACGGCGAAGCCGTCGCCAACCCTCGCTATATGAAACATGCCGAGGACCGCCTCGCTGTCCTCCAGAAAGCTTTTTCAAAGAAAACAAGCAATTCATCTCGTCGCGAGGCGCTGCGCAAGCGCATCGCCCGCTTACACGAGCATATTGCTAGCCAACGCAAGGATTTCCTCCACAAGCTGTCTACCCGACTCATTCGCGAGAACCAAACGATTGCGGTCGAGGACCTGGATGTAAGGCAGGTCGCCGAAGGCGACCTTGCCAAGTCCGAGCACGATACAGGATGGGGAATGTTCCTGAACATGCTGAAGTACAAGGCCGAATGGTATGGAAGAACCATCGTCCGTGTCGGACGATGGTTCCCTTCCTCCCAAATCTGCCACTGCTGCGGATTCAGGAACGAAAATACAAAGGACTTGAATGTCCGGGAGTGGACGTGCCCGCGTTGCGGCATTTCCCACGACCGCGACTTCAACGCAGCCATCAACATCCTTGCCGAAGGTAAAAGAATTCTCGCCGCCGGAACGGCGGTCCAAGGCGCGGATGCCCCTCACGGGGCTACGCGAAGCGCGCAGTCTTTAGACTGTGCGTAGTTCACAAGTTTGCCGGCAGATGATATAGTTTCTTCAACGGGAAATCGTACATTTTAACCAGGAGAAACTTATGAACGAAACCACACTATACGGATGGGCCGGCATTGCTATTATACTGGTGCTCATCGTCGCGTACACTATCGTCTTCAAGAAAGTGCGCAAGAAACTGGACATCGACCATTTCGATGACGAGGAAAGCGAGTCTATCGAAGTTCCTGAAGTCCCGGAAACCGCGGAAGACCATGAGGAAGTCATCGATGAATCTGATGCGCCCAATCCGGACAAGGTGTTCGGGAATGCGGTGAGTATCGCTCCGGCGGAAGGACTTGGGTTTGAAAAGGCCGGGGCTGACCAGACGGTAGATAAGAATATTAGGTTTGAGGAAAACTTTGGGAAAGATAAGGTAGTCGTTGAAATTCCTGACCCCGCCAATGTAAAGAAGAAGGTCGCCGCTCTGGCTGCACAGCGCAAGGCTGCAAAGCAGGCACCGATAGTGGCTTCCATTGTCGGTAAGAAGCGTACAGCCGAAGAACTGGTCGAGGAACTTACTAGGAAGATTGCACGGCGCATTGATATTCTCAAGGTTGCCGGGCTTTCTCAGGAAGGCGACCGGACGCTTGCTCGCTATCGTGAAAACCTTGCCGCGCTTGAACAGTCCATTGCTGAACGGAAGGCACAGGAAGCTCCGGTGGAAGTCTTGACTGAAGCTACCGAGCCGGTCAAGGTGGCGAAGCCGCGCAAGGCATCGACTGCCAAGAAAGCGGTAAAGAAGACAACTACCCGCAAGACGACCAAGACAACCAAGAAGCCTGCTGCTAAGCCGGAAAAGAAGAAAGCTTCTCCGTCAAAGAAGGCTACGACAAAGAAGACAACTACCAAGAAGACGACAAAGAAGGCCGCATCGAAATAATGCGACCTGCTAACTCCGGGGCCGGCGAAAGCCGGCCTTTCTTATTTGAATCGGTAAGTGATTCGACCGCGATTTAGGTCATACGGCGACACTTCGACCCTTACCTTGTCATCGGGCAGTATCTTGATGAAGTGCCGTGTCATATTACCGTTCGGCCTGGCGAGTACTTCGTGCCCGTTCGCCAGCTGTACGGAAAAGAATCCGCTTCCCCTAGCTTCGATGACGGTACCTTCGACCTCGATGCCTACTTCTTTAGCCATCCACGCTTTCTCCTATTTTTTCATTTAGGTGGTTCTCTACAAAAATATATTCATAATTTCGCGCGACCATCTTCCCTTCGTTCACGGAAAGCACCATTGCGCCCGTCCGGTTGCGGTAAATCTCGTACGTCCGCTTCCCCGGTTTCACCTTGATGGTGATTACGAAGTCCTGATAGATGTAGCCCGGACCACGGTATCCTACCATGTCTACCGACGAAACTTTCTGTTTCGCTAATTTGCGCACGGCACGGTCGGCGATGGACCAGAACTTGGCCTGGTCCTGGTTTGGGAGTAGACGGTCGATTTTCGCTGTATTTTCGTTCATAAAAAGAGAGTTTATCATTTCAAAGCTATAAACTTGGACGCACTGTTGATAGATTGTTGATTAATGTTTGATATTTTTGTGAAAAATTTTATAAAAGTGTTGACTTTTTGTGGATAAATAGTTATATTATTGTCAACATATAGTAGGTAGGTATGCCAGATGGGAAAGGCATCGTATTTAGGGGAAAATGCACAACTACTACTTGAGGAGACTTCGGCATATGAAATCATAGAAAGGGATGCCGAAACTGTCTGCTTCAAGATTTACCATGATGAAACAAAGCCGCAGCATATTCGGGAAGCCGCCAAGCTGAAGGTTATCCAGGCGAACCTTAGGTTTGCCCTGAAGTTCGCAATGGACTACAGTAAGATTACCAAGCTTCCGGTGGAGGATTTCTATACCGATGCGAAGCTCGGGCTTATGGAAGCCTTCTATAAGTTCGACTGGAACAAGAATGTGAAGTTCATTTCGTACGCCGTTTGGTATATGCGTACAAGGATGGGTACTTCCGTTCAGGAAAACGACCTCGTGCGCGTACCGGTCAGGCTGCGAAAGAAGGTGCTCGAGGCAATCAAGAAAGGGCAACCTATTGACGACATCAAGTACGGGGCGGAGGCGAATGCTTCCATATCCCATACATTTTCGATGGATGCTCCGATGGAGTCTTGCGACATTGACGATGGCCCGGATATTACCGTGGGTGACGCCATTCCCGAATCTTCGCCAGACCTGGCCCCGGACTATAACCACGCCAAGGAACTTCTCACTGACAAGATTGAGTCCGAGATGAAGCATGTGCTTACCTTGGAGGAATCTGCACTTTTGCGTCGACTCTACGGGCTCGACGGCGGAGAAGAGTCTAGTTTAGAAGAGGCGGCGGCCGATTTCTGTTCTTCTAAGGACTGGGCTCGGCGCACCAAGGCGAAGGCTATCGCGAAACTGCGTAACTCGCACGGCCTCGATGATTTCGCTAAAGGGGTATAAAATGTGGGCATCTTTACCAAAATTAAGGAATTCATTTTCGGAAAGCCGAAGCTCGATGCCGAGTGGAATATCGGCGGTTCCGGGGATGAATCAACCAAAGGGGACAAAATGAATTACGGCGAATTTGCTGATTACGATGACGGCACCGGGCCTACCTTGCTCTACGGCAAGAATCCGCAGATGTGCGAAATCAGGGGTGGCGGCGACCCGGAACGCCTCAATGACATTACTATGCGGGAAACCCAGCGTGTGAACAACTCTTTTCGCATACCGGGACAGGTAGTCGAACCGCAGAGGGGTCGTGGCAGGAACCCGCAGACTGGCGCTAGAAGAATAGGAGGAGATGGAATGAATCGCTATCAGCGGCAGCAGCAGATTGCTGCCCAGAAACAACTCGGTGACCGGCAGGTCTGGGAACGGCAACAGTGGGAATATGAACAGCAGCAGCGCCAGGAGTGGGAACTCGAACAGCAGCAGCGCCAGCAGGAAATAGAATACCAGCGTCAGGAGCTTCAGCGTCGGCAGTTGCAGCTCCAGCAACAGCAGATGTATCTCCAGCAACAGCAGATGCAGATGAATGGCGGGTACCCGACGATGAACGGCGGGTATCAGGGCGACGGCATGCAGCAATCGCAGTGGGGTAACCAGGCGGGGCAGGGTCAGCAAATGGGTAACCAGACTGTTCAGGGCCAGCAAATGGGCGGCCAGCTGGTTCAACAGAATGTACAGCCGGGGGTTCAGCAGGGCGCCCAGGTTGACCAGCAGGGGAACCCGGTGCCTGACCCGAACGAACCGGCCAACAAGTACATCACTCGGTATCAGCCGAATTTTTGCGAGCCGTATACGGAGACTATCATTGTCGGCGGCCATTACCATTTCTTTATTGACCTTCCGGGTGTCGAGCCGGACAAGATTGGGACTACCTACTTCAATATGAACCTTGTCATTACCGGTACCCGCAAGCTTCAGGCATACAAGATGTTCCCGAAGACTAAGGGTCGCGGCAAGAAGGGTAAGAACGATACTGTCGAATACGATGCGATGGTTACCGTACCGCTGCAGGCTGAAAAATTCTCGTACACATACGAGTTCCCGCTTCCGGTTGACAAGGATAACATCAAGTCCGGGTATGAAAACGGTGTGTATCATGTCATAATGCCGATTGTCGGCGTAGGTGACAAGCCGGCTGGTGTCGTGGTGAAGTTGACCCCGACCAATAATGCGGCGAAGTAATTTTTGTGATTGGGGACTCCTTTTGCATATTTTGCCTTGCCCCAATCATTAAAGGCCGGATGATGAATCCGGCCTTTTATTTTTTGCTTTTCTGGTCTGCTACTTGCGCTTTCCGCCGCAGTTGCATCCCTTGTGTATCACTTGGTATCCCTTGCGGACTACCCCGCTCGCCTTGTAGATTGCCTTGACGCCGGCAACCGGGAGCTTCCCGGGGATTCTGACACCTACAATGCGGAGAGCCTGCGGAAGCATCGTATTGAAGTCCCTGATTTCAGGGAAGTCCGATACGAATTTCTCGATAGCCCGTGTGCCCGTGTATGTCAATCCGTTTGAATCGCGGTACTGCACTTCCTCCGCACCCGCTCCGCTGCCTTCGTAGGCTATTCGGTCACCGAGGCGGTTTTCGATGAACCGCTGGTAGTTTGCGCACAGTGCGCAGGTGGCATCGTAAACTAGAGTCGGCTTCATTGTTACCTCGGAATGAATTCGCCCTCGAAGCTCTGCGTGGTAATCTGCCCGCTCGGGAGTACATAGGTCGTAAGCGGGGTGCTGCGGGTCATAATGAACTCGCTGTTGTCTCCGTGGGCGGCCTTGTTGTATGCGCCAAGGATGTTGTCGAGGTTTTCGCCTACTTCATCCATGCTGAACTTCTTTGCGTAGTTCTGTGCGATGTCCATCGGCTTCGGGTCGATGTCGAGACCGTCGAAGCCAATCGTTTCCGGGGTGGTCATCTTGTCGTTGAACTCTGCGATGTCGTCACCCTGGGTGATGTCGGCACTGTCAATCTTGCTGAGGTCGTTGCTCTGGAAGCAGAATTCCGGCCACACGCCGTCCTTGCCCTGTGCGAAGTCTTCCGCGCAGTTGGTCGGGCGGGCAGTAGTAATCATATTGCCGTCGGTATTCTTCACGACGAAGATACGTGGTACACCGTTTACTTGCACGGCGTCGCCGAGCTTGAACGGGTTGTTTGCCGTATATGCGGAAGGTGCGGCGCATTCGAGCATGTAGCGGCGGGCGAAGTCACGGCCCATGCCGCGTACGACGGATTCACCGAGTCCGAACGAGAAGCTTCTTGCGAATGACTTGCCGAGGCTGGATTCGGTATCCGCCGGAGCGCCATCCGGTGTACCTGCTGGAGCGTTATCTGGGCCTTCGGTATTTTGGATAGTTTCGCCGGCCTTCTGGATTTCCTGTGCGGCGTCGCTAATGGCGTCGTTGGATTGCTGAAGCTGTTCAGGGTTTGCTACCGGTACATCCGGAGTCTGTGTTTGAGAATCATTGGTACTCCCGTCGACATTGGTCGTCGGGCCGTCTTCCTCGAACAGCGGGCCATTTTCGATAGGTTTGCCGTGTTCGTCCGTGAATGTTTGGTTTCCCGAGCTGCCATATGCCTTGCCGTCCGTCGGCTTCTGCGGGACTTCGAGAACTGTCGGCGGCTCGGTTTCATCGGTCGCGGCTGTTTTTGTCTTGAGTACCTTGGCCTTGCCAGAATAATCGTTGTCGTCGTATATACGGACAGTGGCGGGGATATCCTCTTCCGTTTCCTCGGTGCCCTGATTGGTGGAAGTAGCTTCGACCATCGTGGTCAGTTTCAAAAGTTCGTCTAGTGCATTGTATTCCATAGTTCAGTCCATGCCCGTCTTGGTTAATTCCTAGTTTATAGTGGCGTCGCTGACGGCAGAGGTGCCATCGCGCCGTGTGGCTGTCTTGCTTCGAGGTCGGCGAGCGCCTTCTGTTCCCTGATAGCCACCGGGTCCGCGCCGGTAATTAGCGCGGTCCTCATCTGTTCGCCCAAAGCTCCACCGGCGAAGGTAATCTCGAGCGCGTCAAGGAACTGGATATCCTCGTGCTTGCCCGGGAACCAGTTGGATTCCATAAAGTATACCGCCCAGTACAGGCTGGTAACATGGTCGTCGTGGTTTCCACCGGCGCCTCCCCAGGTAAACTGGTTCAATTTCGTGAAGCTCATCAGCTCGTTGATGGTAGTTTCATCCTTCAGCTTAAGGTATCCGCGCTGAACATATAGCTTGAGGAGCATGACTGCCGTGGTCTTGATTGGGTTGGTCGAGTAGATACCGCGGAAGTACTGGTCGTAGTTGATGAGGTTGTCGTATCCGAGCTTCTCGAACATCGTCTTGTGTGCAGTCATGCCGGAACCGCCGTTGTATTCGATTGTGAGCGGCGGGTTCCCGTACAACTTCAGGATGCTTGCCGCCATACTGCAGAAGTCTTCCACGGTAACCTCGTTGGAGGAAAGTACAAGCACCTGCTCTGCGCGGATTGAAGACTTGGCGAGCAAAATTTGGAGGACATGGTAGTCCTGTCGCATACCGAAGCCGGTATCGAGTGCAGCGACATAGGTCCAGTCCTCTTTCTCAAGCATCTGCTTGGGAAGGGGGATGTCAAAGAGGCGGAGGGAATATTGCTTCGGTACGCCCGGGACCGGCAATGGCCTGTCCGGGTGGAGATGCTCGAGGCACTTATAGTCGATAAGCGTGGTTGCAGAGCCGACGAACTCGCACATATATTCCTGGCGGAACCTTTGTTCGCCGATACGGGCTTCTTCATCGATACCCCACTGTGGTTCACGGCCTGGGACTTCGTTCCATAGGACCACCGAGCGGACATACTTTGCCTGCAGTTCGTGCGGCGTAGCCTTGTCTTCGTCAACGCCGTCCTCCCACATGCGATAAAAATGATTTAACCCATTGGGAGTTTGAGAACAAACTAACGCATTGTGGACAACAGAATGTGACCATTCTTTACCGCCATAATTATCATCGTTTAGCGAGAAATCATATACTTTGTTAAAACCAGAATCGATGCTGGTAATCGGTGTCCAAACTGCATCGGGTTCGGCATTCTTGAATACATCGTATTTAGCCCAAATGTCTTCTGGAAGCTTAGATTTTATTTCAAGAATAAGCTTCCGATTAAGATGAATGTCATGTTTATCACAAATGCCGCCGGTGAGCTTAAATTCATTATTAGTAAGTACCTTTTCTTTTTTAAGCCGTCTAATTTCAGGGGCGGCAAACGGAATGTAGTCATAACGACTAGCCCGTTCCTTGCGTCTAGGTTGACTATTCGCACTTTGTTGTTTTCGAGCAAAACGGAATCCAATGTTGCACAAGAATTTATCTACCATTGGTGCTTGTGCGATTTCGACGACCCATGATTTGCTAGTAACCGTTACTCTCTTAGTCGGTTTAGAAATATGTTCATATTTGCTACTTAGTATTCCAAAATTAATGAGAAGCATTCTAAGCTGGTCGATAAGTCGTTCCGATGTGCTCACATAGGTAACCCGGCGTCTACCGTGTGGAGCGGAACCGTCGCCATCGAACATACCTTGAATCATAGCGGCAGTACATTCGCGTGATAATCGCATTAGTCTTGGTGGTATTATTTTTTGTGGGGCATGTCGATAAATATCGAATCCGACATGCATAAGAAGGCTAACTACCGTTTTTGCGTTAATACGGTAATGTAACCCATCATAGCATTGATATTTTAACCCAAGATGGTTAAATGTATCTGATAAATCGTCGCCACATGTTATATCGATATAGCTAAGATTACCGGGACTATAACGAGCATTTCCGTCGGCAATGTATAGTCCAAAGAAATATGCCCAATCCGGTGTTATATAGTCGAGTTTGCCTATATGATGTTTTAGCCGTTTATCGTTGCTATCGTCAAAGTCAATGCGGTCATTGCCCCAGCAGTTCATCCCATATTTTACCATAACATAGTCGCCTACCTGAAGCTCGTGGGCTCGACGAATTTTGTATTCGCCGTTTCGGCAAGTCCAGAACTTGTGCATCAACGAAGTTTCTACTTCGCTGTACCTGGTTCTTACTATGTGCGTTTCTTTGGCGTCACCATCATTGTGCATGATATGCCCGCGGTTCATCCCATAACGACCCAATACTTGGTATTCGGGTACTTCATAGCCGAGAACCCTGCCATCATCTATAATGAAGTCGCCGACTGTCCGGATACCGTCCGGTGTAAACACCATGGTATCTTTTACGACACAACTCGTAATGATGATACGGGTTGTCTTACCTGAAGAAATGGTCGGCATCACGGAAGCCATGAACTCGTCGGCCATGCCCGGGCGCAAGAACGCAAATTCGTCAAGGTACAGGAGGTTCGGAGAGAACCCGCGGATACCGTCCGGGGAACTCGCGGCGACCATTATTCGGCACCCGTTCGAGAACTGGATGCTCATCTTGTTCCACAGCTTGACACCCGGCTGGAGCCAGTACGGGAGCGCGACATAGGATTCACGGAGAAGCTGCAGCTGTTCCTTGGCAAGCATAAGCTTGTTCGCAAGCATGGCAACCAGCTTGTCCTTGTGGAACATGGCGTACCAGAGGATGTACGCTCGGACGACAGTGGACTTGCCGACCTGACGGCTCCACTTGTTGATGTTGAACCTGTATTTCAGGAAGCGCTTGATTGCCGCATCCTGGAAGGGATATGTCTTCATCAGCTGCATGCCGTTGTCTTTCGTGTTGATGTAGACATAGTTCCTGATGAAGTAAATCGGGCTCTTTGCACACTTACGAAGCTCCCTAATTCTGTAGGGAGTCATCACGACGCTTTCGTTTGCGTCACGCAGGTTGAATATTCCGTTAAATGGCATGAGCTATCCCCCTTACCGGACGTAGTATTCGCGGAAGCGCTTCTCGCCGATTTTCAGTATTTCCTCATCTGCCCATTTCTTGTTGAATTTCGGGTTGTCTTCCCAGCTGTACCTGGAGAACCAGCATTCGGTTGAATCCTTGCTTGCTTTCCAGTACTGCCCGGATACGGTAGTGTCATTCGGTCCGAGACCGGATATGAAAACCTTGCCGTGTGCTTGCTGGGACATCGTGTATATGAGATTGCTAATAATTCCCTTGGCTACATTGGCGGGCGCTCCGTCGAAATAGTCGAGTACTAGTATGTTCACGGCGAAACCCCGTGTCTGGTCGCACGACTTGTTTAATGAGCGCAAGGTGATGTGCGACAGGTTCTCGAATGATATCTCGTTCTTGCTCCACTGGGTAACCCCGGGTTTCAGCCAGTATGGGAGTTCAAGGTACATCCGGCGGAACAGATACATGTTCTGTATCCCGTCCTTCCATTTTCTTGCCTTGGGGAGTAGCGTGGTCGTATTTGGAGTGAATATCATCTTCCACAGGACATAGGCCATCACCATCGAACTGTAGCCTGCCTGACGGTACCAGCTATGGAACGCGATGTGCGAGCCGTATACGGTTTCCCGGAAGGCTATCCGGGCGACTTCTTTTTTCTGTCGTGGGGTAAGCTTGAACAGTTCCAGCCCGCGGTCTTTAGTATTTATGTACACATAATGCTCGATGAAGTATGCAAGACTCTCCTTGCATTTCTTGTATTCTGCCTTCTCGAAAGGGGTTAGCTTAATGTTCTCATTAGCCCCTCTCACATCTATAAGTCCTCTGTACATAGAAAATCTCCTTGAACCGTACGGCTGGCTTGCCGACGCATCATTTTTTAAATAGTTTATATGACGATGAAGAACTTTTTACTTATTACTGCATTTATGGATACCGGGGACAAGTTCCGCCGGAGAAATTTGGGGGCCTGTATTGCTCGCGCGGCAGAGGTATTCCCCGAGGCTGACCACATCATAATGGAGCAAGGCGACGGCACATATATGGCCGAGAGCGGACTCGATAAGACTCCGGGGTTGCTTCACGGCATCATCGACAACATGGACCATGAACGGTTCTGGAAGACACGCCTGATGAATCTCGCCGTTACCGGTCACCCGGGATATTCGGGGTACATTATGCTTGATGCCGATGTGTATCTAACTAGGCCACTCGCGGAATACCTGATGGCAAACATTGCCGATGGACGCCTTGTGTTTCCTTATGGCGACACGATGTACCTCGATGAGACCGACACGAAACAGCTCGTGGAGACGGGCGCTCCGTTTGGAGGCAGTAAGGACCACGGTGTCACTATCCATAGGCAGACTGGGCTCTGCTGCGGATTTACATGGGATACCTTCAATGCGGTCGGCAAGTTCGATGAGGCGTTTGACGGCTGGGGTGCCGAGGATGATACATTTATGTTCAAGTTCCGCCGCATCGGTGCGGAGATTCTCCGGAATCCGTGTACTGGTGCCGTGGCGTACCATATGTTCCACCCGAAGGTGAACTCGGAAGCTTATAAGAAGGGCAAGGTGTATGTGCGGAACCGCGTGATGTGTGCCTGTGTCCGGAGGATGTCGGACGAGGATTTCGCTTCCTATATCGCCGGGAAGGCGACTATGGACGAAATGGTGGAAAAGTACCGCGCGATGGGACGCCTCGAGGTTGAACTCAAGTGGTGGTATTCTCCTCGGGTCGCGCTGGATATCGATACGACGATATACGATATTGACCGTTCGGTGCCGATGACCATGGACTTGATTCTTTCCGCAGTGCATTCCGAGGATGGCGACCCGGGAATCATTTTCTTCGTCGATAACGTACTCAGGAAGGTTCCGCAGGGTACGCTGACCGAGGAAATGAACAAGTCTATCGATGAATGGTACGGGAGGGCTAAGGATGCGTTGCTTCGTAAAGAGCATTCGTAATGAGTGGGATTCCAAGCTTGATATTCTGTCTATGGCGGTTTCGGCTGAAATCGGCGGCGAATACTGGTATCCGGGTTCACGGGAGCCATTGATTGCGCAGGCTGCAGACGGATGCCTTGATGCGCCTGATGGGGTATCGCCGTTCTGCGTGATATATCACGACTCGAAGGAGTATCGCGATGCCAAGGCTCTCGTGACAATTTCGCTTGGTTCACGGAATGGGTGCCGTTTCGGTCTTGCTAGTTATCCTTTACGGCCGGAGGATATGTGCCGGCTCCCGATATCTGTTGAGTTTGATGCCGTGATTGGGGGTAAGATACCTGAAGGTGCCGAAGAGAGTGTCCGTGATGCGCTGACATGGGCAAACCTTTCTGGGGCTCGGGTAGCAATTGCAGTGACCGGGCAGATGGACGGGACACAGGTTATGCCCCTGCTTGCTGCAGCCGGGCCAGCCCATGTGGAAATCCTGGAGAAGCCCGAACTTCCCGAAATAACGGCCCTTTACCGTACCTGTCCGAAAGTTATTCATCTTGGGGACTGCGAGAGGGGCTACCTTCACTCTATGGCGATGTTCCATGCGGGAATCGAGGGGCGAACATTGGTTGAAAGGGTGCCCGGAAAGCATTTTGAGCCGTCAACTATGGCCGATTTGATACAGATTTTAAAACGGTAGCACGACTCTCTTGCTATATTTTTGGATGGACCTATGGATACTAATTTGCACTTGCGTATTATTGAACGCATCAAGATTGCCATGTTTGCAGTGTTCGCACTCAATGTGGTTCGTATTGCCTACCGTACCTGGCGTTACGGCGGTTCCAAGAAGTTTACCGATGTCAAGTATGATTTCGGTGAGCCGCCCGAGGGGGAAGAACCGTCCGCTGAATTGCCGCCGGGCTATTATGAAGTTACTGAAGTAACCGAGGGAGAATAGGGGGTACGGATGTCTAAAGAAAAGACTGAAGAACTGTTGGTCAAGATTGAAATCGACGCGGAAAACTGGCCGTCTCGGACAGCCAAGGAGAAGCTGCGGATTCTCTGGGGCGAATTGCGCAAGAACGGCCCGAAGCTGGTCGACACGGCAAGCAATTTCGTCGGTACATTCGGCAGCCTCATCCGGGCGGCTACCAAGAACCGCATAGTCGGCGCTTACTTGGATGCCCTCGATACGATGCTTGGGCTTGTTAAGTTGAATACTATCGTCAACAATGTTTTTGTCGCCGCAAGTCACGAGGTGAAGAGTCCTTACGACCCCCTTGCTGCTTATATGGATGTCCGCCGTGGTGTCGACTTGCAGACTTCCAACATACCGGTAACATCCGGTATATGCAAGGCTTTTGTCGGGATGGATGCCGAAAAGCTCGCCAGTTACGGGGTGCGCTTTATGAAGGTAAAGCAGCTTCCTCCTGAAACCGATACGGGGGACAAGGGCGAGGAATACAACATCGTTGCCGAGGTTACTATCGGTGGCCACACTGGAATCGTGGGTATTGAACTTGGCTACTGCATTTCTAGCTGTAACTACGAGGGTGTCGATATCGCCAATGACGAAAATTATTCGTTCATGAATTTCGGTATGGAGCGTTCCAAGCTCGACCCGGTAATTTTCGATGGGATGAGCAAGCTCGTCTACCGGATTTATATCGACAGTATCGACATATCCAAGAATGTCATCCGCATCAAGAACGGTTCGATGTTCGCCGAGCCGAGAAAGATAATCGATTTCGACATAAAGAACTTTGACTTGTATGATGATTCTGGCAAGGCTATCCGTACGATGAAGAGTGAGGCCGAATTTATCCGCAAGGTTCTCGACGGCCATGGCCGCCGCGGGTATATTATCCAGGGCGACCAGGGTACCGGCAAGACGGTATCCGTGAACCGACTCCTGATGGAGTTCCCGGATGTGCCCGTGTTCTGGATTACTCCGGAATCTATCTCGGACAAGCGCGGGATGATTAATGTTTTCAAGATTCTTACGATGTTCCCGGGTTCGTTCTTTGTCTTTGACGACTTTGACGGAAATGACTTCAGCACGAAGAACGAGAGGACCGGCGCATTCATCAACTTCATTGACGAGACGAACTCCCCGAACTACAGGGGCATCACCATTCTCATCATCAACGAGCCGCAGAAGCTCCATAGTACCATCAAGAATCGCCCGAAGCGGATTGATGATATCATCTATGTGCAGAACCCGAAGACTGTCGAGGATGTGATTGATGTTATCGAGCAGACCTTTATCCACCTGAAGGCTGATAAGCCCGGGTGGGTTTCCGCAGACAGCGCCGAATTTACCAAGGCATGCAACCAGATTTTCGAGTCCGGACTTACCCATGCATACATTTCGGGCATCATCTGCGACATGGTGAATTACTATGAGGGTGCGCCGACTGCTGAGCGGTTCCTTGAACTCGTGAACCGTCGGATAGTCACCATGAAGTACTCCCGGATGGTTGCCCGTGACGATGGGCATATTATCGACGGGCCTCCGCCTTCTGTACCTTCCAAGACGGAAGAAAAGAAGATAAACTCTGACTTTTCACCGGAACCTAGCGAGGAAAACGAGAGTGAAATGTAAGTAAAAAAATAACGATTTGCCAAAATCGGCGAAAACACAAGATATTGTGTAATTCGCCGATTTTCAAGTCTAAAATGGCCAGATTTTGGGCCGCGCGAACATATAAACCACTTTTGCTTTTTGAATAACTAGAGGAATATTATGACAGAATCCACCACAGAAAATGCCCAGAAGACCGTACGCATTCCGCTCAGGTTTGTGAAGCGCGACGGTACACCGGATGACTTCAATCCGGCGAAGATTAGGAACGGCATGGTGAAGGCTTATGCACAAGGGAATACCAAGTTGGATAGGGATACGGCTGATGATTTGGTCGCTACCGCTATGACTTCCATATCCGGACTTGGTGAGGATACGGTGAAGGCGGAAGAAATATCCAAGATTGTTTCCCGGCTTCTTATGGAGCGGAACCCGGATGCCGCCGATGCATACATCACATACAGGGAAGAGCGTAACCGCGTCCGGACTCTCGAGTCTGACCTCCTGAAGCAGTTGAGGGATATTTCGGAGTCTGACCTGAAGAGCTGCAATACGCTCCGCGACAATGCGAATGAAAGCGGGGCTACTCCGGCCGGCATGTACGGAAAGATTGGCGGTGCCGCGAACAAGACCTATAACCTCCTGAGTAAGATTAAGCGCCGTTACGCCAAGTTCCACAAGGAAGGCTATATGCATATTCATGACCTGAATATGTACAACTTGACTTTCAACTGTCTTAACGCGCCGGTGCAGAAGCTCCTCCTTAGCGGGTTCGATGCCGGTGGAATGGGATTCTTACGCCCGGCCCGCTCAATTCAGAGCGCTACGGCCCTTACTGCTGTAATTCTCCAGCTTCAGTCCAATCAGCAGTATGGCGGCATCGCGGTCGACAACTTCGACTTCGAGATGGCCCCGTTTGTCAATATTTCATTCCTGAAGAACTTGGCCAAGGAACTCAACCGGTATTACAAGACGACCCATGACCCCAAGTTCGCTGAGTTTGACGGTCGATTTAAGTTTGTCCGCAAGAAACTCGTCGCTATCCTTGAAGAACGCAAGGTGACTATGGATATGCCTACGGCGCTTCTCTATCGGCAGTTCCCGGCGGATTGTGTCGACGAAGCAATCGACCAGACGGATGATGATACCCATCAGGCAATGGAAGCTCTCGTGCAGAATTTAAACTCCCTCCAGAGCCGCTCCGGTAACCAGGTCCCGTTCAGCTCCCTCAACTTCGGTCTTGATGTGTCTATATGTGGCCGTATGGTCAGCCATAACCTTATCAAGGCTCAGTATGAAGGTATGGGTGACGGTCTTACTGCAATCTTCCCGATTCTTATCTTTAAGATGATGGAAGGGTACACGGTCGACGACGATGACCCGAATGTAGACCTCTTCGACGAATCCATCAAGTGCCTTGCAAGGCGTTTCTACCCGAACTTCGTTTCCGAAGACAATGATTTTAACCACCAGTATATCAAGTATGATACATGCGAAGTCAATGTTCCGTACGAATTTACGGTGAAGTACCGCGGCCTCGACCAGATTGCTGTGCTGAGAGCTGTCGATACGGAATTTGACAAGATTCAGTACGAATACCGGCTCGAAGATAAGTACTGGGAAATTGTCGCAATCAAGGACGGCAAGGTTCAACTCCGCAGGCTTCGCCCGGAAACCACCGTCAGCGCTATGGGTTGCCGCACCCGTGTCATCGGCAACATCAACGGTCCGGAACAGACTACCGGACGTGGGAACTTTGCGTTCCACACCCTTAACATCCCGAGGCTCGCTATCGAAGCACACATCGCGGAACCCGACATCGAAAAGCGTAAGGCTCTGTTCTTCTCTAAGCTTGACGGGATGCTCGCCGATGCAAAGGATAGCTTGCTGGACCGTTTCAACCTTATTTGCCAGAGGACATATGAGGCTTTCCCCTTTACGATGCAGCAGGGCATTTACCTGACATCGGACGACAAGCCGCATGAGGTCACCGACACTATTGCCGAAGTCCTAAAGCAGTCTACGCTTTCAATCGGCTACATCGGCATTGCCGAGACAGTTAATCTCCTTACCGGGAAGACCTTTGGCGTCGACCACGAGGTTGACGAGTTCGCACAGTCTATCGTAAGGCATATGCGCGAGTTCACCGACCGGTGCCAGGAGGAAACACACCTCAACTGGAGTACATTTGCTACCCCGGCTGAAGCGGTCGCTGGGCGTTTCGCCACGATTGACAAGAAGAAGTTCGCTATCGAGAAGAGGAGTGCTGATGGGGTATATTCCCTTACTGCCCGCAATAAGAAGCTTGCTGATGTTGACCTCTACCGGCTTTTCGGGAAGGGCTACTACACCAACAGCCATATGATGGACTTCTCCCTCGATACTACTCTCGAGAACAAGATTAAGGTCGAGGCTCCGTTCCACAAGCTTACCAATGCCGGGCATATATTCTACTACAAGCTCGACGGTGACCCGAGTGAAAACCTCCCGGCTGTCAAGGCTGCTATCATGGCGATGTATAAGGGCAACTTGGGATACTATACGATAACCTTTCAATCGGACGACTGTCTTAAGTGCGGTTATCACGGCATAATCAAGAATGCTTGTCCTAAGTGTGGATGCGCGGATGAAAATTATATCGTGCGAATGCTTAGGGTGACTGGATATCTCAGTGGTTCTCCGAAGAAGTCGATTACCAAGTCGTGCTGCGACGGAAAGCTTGCCGAATTTGCCGACAGACACAATATCTAGGATATTGTATATTTATCGGCGGGAGCTATGTATCCCGCCGGTTTTTCTTTGTAGAAGGAAATGTTATGAACTATGGAAAGATTGAGCCGATGAGTATCGTGGATGGCGAGGGAATCCGTGTTACTCTGTTCGTTTCGGGATGCAGGAACCACTGCAAGGGTTGTTTCAACGAGGAAACCTGGGATTTCGGTTATGGCAATCCGTTTACCGAAATAGAGGCCAACGAGGTCATCGAGGCCTGCCGGCCGGAATATATTGCCGGGATGACTATTCTTGGGGGTGAGCCGTTCGAACCCGAAAACCAGGTGGAACTTTTGCCTCTCATTGACCGCTACAAGCGGGCCTATCCTGGCAAGAACCTTTGGATGTTCACCGGGTACATACTGGAGAGGGACTTGGTTCCGGGCGGACGGAAGTATATCGATACGGTGACGCCGCGCATTCTGGAAAGCGTGGATGTCCTTGTCGACGGACCGTTCATACTGGAAAAGAGGGACCTTGCCCTGAAGTTCCGCGGGAGCAGCAACCAGAGGCTACTGCGCCGGGAAGACATCAGGAAGATTCTGGTCTAGAGGTTGAATTTCCGGATAAGGTGTTTTACGACTTCGGTTTCACCTTGAGTCAGTACGGCGATTTCTTCAACACTGTCGGTGCCCATGTCATCGTCTTCGATTAGGGTGAAGTGTCCCTTCAGCTTTGGAACAGCATTCATTATTTCATTGCCGAGCTCGATGAGCTTGGCTTTGTTGTGTGTATATTCAAGGCATACACTGTAGTTGTACACGAGGCACCAGCATCCTTCGCTGTCATGCTGCTCTTCCGGTATGCCGTCCTGCGCCCGGTAGGTGCATTTGGTGATAATCTTGCGGATGAAGCCGAGCGCGATTGCGATATATGTCAGGTTGAAAAGATTTTTCATGGTGCTCCTCCTACTTGAGCGAGTTGATTGTCGATACGAGTGCGGATGCGTTCTTGATTAGTACGGGACCGCCCGTACAGAACGCCTGGTTTACCCCGTTCTTCTTGCGGGTGCAGCGTATGGTTGCCCTGAAGCGCCCGAGGTCGGATATCGCGACAGTGATGTTCTGGTTGTGTCCGCGGAATACCATCGCGCGCGGCGAGTTGCCGAGGGATGTGTATCCCGCCTTGGTAAGCTCCTCGGTCACAATCCGGGTGAACTCTGGCTGCTCCTCGATGGCCTTGATGCGGGTCTGCTGGTTTTCGACGAAGAGTGTAGTGATGATTTCGGAAAGCGATTCTACCGTGATATCCTTGAACTTGAAAGAGTTCGCGATGGTGCTGTCCGCGAGGACTGTCGTGAGAGATACCCGGAAGTGCTTGCGGTATTCGCGCCGTTCGATGTTATAGTGGCAGAAGTTGTTGAGGCCCTTGTCAGCATAGAATACCTGGAAGCTTCGCTTCGTCAGAGGGATTACGATGCTCCCGGGGGTGATTATGTTCTTTTCGCATTCCTCGATATACTTTGGTGCCGGATACTGTTCAATGGAGTCTTCGGTGTAGCGGAAGTATTCAAACGGTTCTTGTTTCATAGTTAAAACTCCTGGGTTGGAATCTTTTCGATGCTTGCCTTTGGTGAAATGTTTCCGAGAATGGCGCTTATCTCGTCGGTAATCTTTATAATCTCGGCACGGGCCTTCTGCGATACCGGTATGGAGCGTAGCTTCATTAACTTGTTCTCAATATCCTCGAACTTCTTCGGGACATTGCGGTTTGCCTTTACGAATAGCTGGTATTCCTGTGTTATCCGGTCCATCAGCATGCGGTCTACACTGTAGTCTACGTCACACCATCCCTGGTTGGTGAATCGAATCTGTACCTTGTGGACATCGAAGAATTCTGGATTTTCTTTCCGGACGTTCCAGAAGTACCGGACTTCCCCGGTGGCGTCCCCGGATGAGAACTGGCCGGCCATAGTGTAGTGCTCGAAGCCGGCGATTTCCATAGTCTTTACCGGCTTGTCCACGACCACATTGGTCTCGCTCTGAGTGACGATTGCGAGTACCGCGATGGTTTCCTGTCTCAGGTTGGCCACGATGTCGGTGTCGAAAAGGGTATCCTTATTGAGTTCGGGGTTGTACCGCAATTCTCTTACTGGGATTTTCATAATATATCCGCTCCTTGCTACTATTGAATCTATTTCAATTTGCATATTTAAGAAAAAGATATAGTTTGAAATGTAGCGGCATAGGGGACCGCGCTGAAACAGGGTGTTTGTGATTCTCAAAACAATCAGGTAGGAATTGATGCGTTCAAGAGAAGAAATTAACAAGTTTGTCCGCGACAGTTCGCTCGGTAAGCTCAATATTGTTGCCCGGGCAATCAAGTTCGCTGAATTTGCACACGATGGGCAGGTTGATAAGGGCGGGCACCGTTACTTTGAACATGTCGGCGCCGTTGGGCGGGAAGCCGAGAAGCGCTATGGTGACGATAACCTTACTGCTATCGCCTATATCCATGATGTAGTCGAAGACGGCGGTTTCACCATATCCGACCTTATGGTATGGTTCCCGCCGGTAATCTGGAAGGTCGTAGACCTCCTTACCAAGAAGAAGAGTGAATCGCGCTCGGTTTACATTGACCGGGTATCCGGCAACCTCCTTGCCGCCAAGGTGAAGATTGTCGACCTCGACAATAACATCGACCTTACCCGTATCCCGACACCGAAGGCGGTGGACTATGAGCGTCAGGACAGGTATATCCTCGAGCGCGCCAAGATTTCCGACGCGGTAAACTCGATGGAGAAGCTTGTCGGCGAGGCGAACAGCCGTTCGTCAGACGCATACTATGAAAATGTCATGGACACCCAGTATAAGAAGTATTACGGGTGGAAGCCGGAAAAGACTATTCCGGGAAAGAAGGAAACTCCTAATACAGAGGTTAAAGATGAGCGTTAATAATGAAACTCCTAAAGAAGCCCCGGCGGAAGAAAAGGTCTTTCCGACGGCTCTCCAAATGAGGGCCCGGATTGCAACCGAAACTGCCGCCCGCGGTGAAGAGTATCGTAAGTTGCATCCGCAGCTTACAGAGAATTTGATGAATTACCTTGCAAGCATCCACGAAGGCGAAGCCGTATTGGTCAACGCGAATCGTCGCCGCGAATTTACCTATGACGAAGCGAAGCATTGTCTGGAAGGCCTTGGGTATCAGATTCAGGCGTCTGCCAATGGCGGGATGGTTGTTGGCGGAGCAAGTCCGTATATCCCGTTCTGGATTCGCTGGGTCCCGCTCGACACTATCTAGTAGCCGACTTACCTATTGAAAAAGGCCGCTTTCGCGGCCTTTATTTATTTCTTGGAAGCTTTGCGCTCCTTAATCATTTCATCGTGGTCTTTCTCGAGGTCCTTTTCGGCTTCTCCCCAGTTCTTCTTGGCACCGTCCCATAGACCCTTTGCGGCACCCTTCAGGCCGCCCCAGAGAGCGCTACCGCCCTTGTAGGCAAGGTCTACGCCTTTATGTCCGAGCTCGTGAACCGTCTTGCCGAAATTCCCGCTTTGTTCATCCGGGTTTACACAGCGTTCGTCCTTCCCGGTAGCAATCTGCTTGGTCGTCTGCCCGCTCTTGGCCTGTTCCTTCACGGCTGCCTGGGTAACCGAGCTACCTTGCGTGGCTTTCACATTGCCATTACCGGTATTTTTCCCGTAGCCCTTGTTGGACGGCTTCTGTGAGCCGGATTGCGGAACCTTGGTTACATTCTGGCCGGCCTGCGCATCGCTGGCGACGATGTAGTGCTTCGGGAGGTTGCCCGATGCCTGGAATTGCTGGAACTGCTGCGGGGACAGCTGATAGGTGCTGTCCGGGCTGAACTGTACGCCGGTGCTACTTGTGGACGGTGCCGCCGTAGCGCCGCTGGTTACCCCGGATTTCTTCTGGGGAGCCTGCTGCTTCTGTTGCGGGGTGTTCGCCTGTTGCTGCATTGCCTGGTACCTTGGGGTCCCTTGCAATGTAGATACGGGGGCGGACTGTGCCGTTGCACCCATTACGCCGTTTGCTGCGATGCCGCCGGCAAGCAAGATATCTTTCCAGCCTTCCATAAGGGTCTGCTCCTCGATTGGACGGACGGAACGGTAACCCATACGAACCGATTCGGTTTTGGGGGCTGATTGAGCCTGCTGTTGTTGCCGCTCGGCATAATTGATAAATTTGCCATCCTTGATGTTTTTCGCGATGACAAGGCTTATCAGGTGGATTGCATTTTCCTGGTTCATCGCTTTATTCGGATTCTTCTTTTCCAAGGTACGGGTATCGATGCCGGCATACTTTTTGTTTTTCAGGTATGCGGAAATTGCGTGGGCAATCGGTTCAAGCAAGTCCTTGACCTGGCATTCGCCATTGGGGAACTTTGGCTTCACTTCATTAATCACGCGGGTATAGATGTTGTCTTGCCCCGAAGTGATTTCGGCGATAAGGCGCTCCGGAGTGATTGCGCCCGGGGTGCCGTTATTGGCATTCACATCGCCACCGTTCTGCGGCTCGCCGAGACCGCCGGTAATGTCGGGCATATCGCGGTCGAGGTCGAAGTCTTCGGTTTCGCCGCCGGTTTCCCCGTTAGCGTCATCCAGTTCTTCGAACCCGTCGCCGGAAGAGTCGCCGGAGTTCTCTTTGGACTCTTTGTCCGGGTCTTCCGGTTTGGAATCACCCTTATTCTCACTAGATTCATCTTCGGATTTCTTATTATCGTCCGATTTCTTATCGTCGTCGGCCGGTTTGTCGTCCTTCGGGGTAGATTCTTCGAGGTCGTCATCCTCGGCTTCCATAAGGAACAAAGGCTTCAGGCGTTCCACTTCGCTCTCGAACATTAAGTAGTTATTCCCGTACATCTCAGCACCTGCTCAAATTTTTCATAAAGTTTATATTGACCCGTAAACATTTTGCTATATTTGAATCATACCAAACTCGTCATAATAACCTTATGGGAAGATAAATGGCTGAAGAAAACAATAATCTTTTAAACTTACTGAAGGAGTTGGGCAACCAGATTCCGCGAATCTCCACCGACTTCATCACGCCTGAGGGCATTGACTGGAAGAAGCTTGGGCGTACCATCAAGAACGCAAGTTTCAACAATATTCTCCCGATGTGTTCCACAGCCACCGACTTGTTGAGCCGCCTGTTCGTGAACTCTAACAACCAGAAGCTCAAGGATACGATTAGCTGGGCTCGTAACAGCATTGCGTTGTACTATGTGTTCAACAACATCTACAACAATGTTCAGCCTTCGAACTGCATGGAAAACCGTGCGGAAATCGTGTTCTGGAAGGATATCGCTTCCCGTTTCAAGGTCGAAATCCCTATTTGTGAGCATTACTCGGGTGCTTGCGCCGGCCAGATTCCTATCGGCGACATCTTGATGTACCTCGTGTTTAAGCTCAAGATTAAGGAAAAGTACGAATTTACCACTCCGGATGGCGATACCTACGACTACACCGTGGAAGGTGCCGAAGGTAACCCACCGACAATCAATTCCAGCGGTAACATCATCATTACCAGCCCGCTTTGCGCTCTCATCCGTTGCAGGAAGCTTAAGCAGTCGGGCGGCGATGCCTTGGTCGAGACGCTTTATGTCCTCAAGATGGAAAAGTTCACCACCGAAGCTGCCGACGAAGAAGGCGGTATCGGCGCACTGACTTCGACTTCGGATTCCCCGTCCAAGTTCATCGGCGGTCAGATTCTCACTGAACACGCCGCGTTCGTCATCGAACACCCGAGCTGCGACAATGAACGCTGCGTACAGGCTTGCTTGGCTAACATTTACCGTGGCCTCGACCCGATGAAGTACCAGTACCGCGTAGACGCGAGCCGCATCTATGTGAAGCCGAATGACCCGCCGGTCGATTCCGAATGCTGGGTTCAGTCCGACATTATGAAGCAGATTTCGTCCTGGTGCACCAACGCCGCCGAACAGAATACTTCCTTGTCCTACGCGCTTGTCGGTCCGCTCGGTACCGGTAAGACCTCCACTTGCTTGCATATTATGAACGACCTTACCGCTAAGGGATTCATGATTATCACCTGCAAGCTCGAAGACCGTACGCTTGATACAGTCCTTGACAGAATCAAGTTCTGCATCAACATGACACCGAAGGCAGTAATCCTCTTGGACGAACTTGATTCCCTCAACATCAAGACGAAGAACGATGAAGCAAACACTATCATCGACTTCTTCCAGCGTGTCAAGGAATCCAAGAACACGACTACCATCGTGTTCTCCACGGTTAATAACCCGCTCAATGTCGATGAATCGATTATGACTCGTTCCGGCCGTATCGACGAAACTATCGAAGTCGGTTATCCGGATGAAACACTCATGACGAGCATCTTCAAGAACTATTGCGACAAGCAGGGCTACACCATTGACGAAGAATTGTCCGCTTACACGGTCACCGCACTCGTCAAGGCTGAAATGTCCGCCGCCGATGTCGAAAACTTCTGCCGCCAGATTTACATCAAGAACGGCAAGAAGGATGGGTTCGTAAAGGAAAACCTCGATGCGGTCATCCAGAGCTTTGCAAAGAGCCGTGACGCTTCCTCCAAGAACTACTACAAGCGTCAGGAACGAATCGAAGACCAGAAGAAGGCGCTCGAGAAGGCTTAATTTTCCTCCTATTGGGGGTTGTTAGCAGTTAGCGAAAATGTTAACAAAATTTAACTAAATATACTTAAATCTGCTAATGGAAATAATGTATATTTAACAATGCTTAGTTTGACATGCCGACCGTGTTAAGGCTCTTCAGCAATGAAGTAGGACTAGGCAAGTCAGCCGTATTGCTTGATTCATATTAGGAATATCGCGTAGATACGGTTGATTAAGTACCGTTACGGCCTACCCAGCAATGGGTAAGGTAGGAAATCACATAGGTCTACCTATTGGTAGATTTAGGTAGGTTTCAGTTAACGGTATGTTGAGAAAAACGAACAGGAAGGGCAGTCCGGAAGGGCTGCCTTTTCTGTTAGGTCATGTGAAGGGTGCCGTTGGCGACCTTCATCTTGTTGTATATGCACCAGGCACCTAGAGTATGTTCCGCCAGGTACCCGTCGATTCTCCGGTTGTGCTCCCCGAGACCCGCCGCTTCGTCATAGATGTGCAGTGCCGGGAACAGCCAGGAGCACCAGGCGTCCAGTACTTCCTTGCGGGTGACGAACATGTTGCAGATGTACACCAGGTTGCTGTTGAGGTAGTCCGTGAATGTCCGGGTAAATTCCGGGTGGATTGTATCGAGGGCGACTACCCATTTTTCGATGTCTTCCGCCTTCATCGCCCCGATGAACCACTGGTATGTAGTCCGGTTCATTGGATGGTGGTGCGGGATGAGTATGATGTCCGAATGTTCGAGGAAGTAGGCTGCGCCGGCCCGGGAAAGCAGGTGGTTATCGTCGTAGAAGTACCGGCGGTAGTGTTTTAGGCCGCAAAGGTCGTCAGTCTCGTGCTTCCACATGTAATAGAGCCCGGTAAGCTCGCAGTAGTGCCTGTTGAGGTGGTCGATGTTGTCCCCGGGGTGTTCCCGGTCTACTATGAATTGCTTCCTGAAGTTGTCAAGCGGAAGGAAGCTGTTGCGTGAAGAGCCGATAGTATAAATCATTTGATATTCTCCTTGCGGAGATGTTTATTGATTTTGCTATATTTGGTGTAAATCTATAATTGGAGGATTTCATATGGAAACTGGAGAAGGCGGGGATGATGTAATCCCGGGTTCCCCCTTGGATATCACACAGCATATGTACATCAAGTACGGGGATATCGCCAGGAGGGCAAAGATGCTCGACAAGCTGTTCACGTTGCTGTTCATTCTTGTTCCGGCTACGATTCTCGTAAATAACCTATTGGCTACTATAATTGCTTCCGGGTTGTTCCTGTTGGTAACATTCATCGTCTACCCGATTGCGGTACCGAATCACGCCAAGTTCGTCGAGGAGTTCATTTCCAACGCCAAGCAGATTTCGAACGATGAGGAGCGCGAGGCGTTTACGAAGTGGGGCGAAAGCCGTATCAATAAGGACTGGCTCGATTAATCAGGTAATATAAACTCCGGTTAAAGACTTTGCCGAGGTTTGTATGCCACGCGATTTGACTAGACGACAGGATATTTTTGACGGCCATTTTGAGCAGCCGAGGGGTAAAAATAATAACCCTCTTGCCGGTGTATTGAACGTACTTAACCGTTGTCAGGCCGGAGATAGGCCTAGAGAGGATGAATTTATCGGTGCAATCGGTACCCTGCTCGGAATGATTGGCGAAGTGAACCGACGCCGCAACGCGAACGCATTGCCTCCGCAGGAACCTGTCGATGTGCAGTACCCGCGCGCAGGAAGGGCTATCGGGGTGGACAATATTGAGAGCGAGGAGGAACCGTTCCAGGACGAACCTGATATTGATAGGTTCCAGGACGAACTTGATGTTGAAAGGCTCCCGGAAACCGATGCGCTTACCGTCGAGGGCGAACGCGAGATGGGGCGGATTATGCAGGACATGAATGTTCCTGTGCCGGCAAGGGACATTGCCCCTAGATTACTCAATAACATTGTGGACAACCACGACGGCACTTTCAGTTCCGCCGACGGGTCTTTGCATATGAGGAACCGGGCGATGCTCCTCGCGATGATTCAGCGCACCCTGCAGGAAATCGGCAAAGTACTTGAACAGAGCGGTGGTCAGGGGATTGCCGAGATTGGTCAGAATCTCAAGGTTAATGTGACTACGCGATTGCCGAACGGGCGCCGCCAGTTGAATGTTATCGACCCGAGGAGACTTATCAATGGCTAATGAGAGCGGTGAAATCGGCGGACTCTTTATGGTGGACGGCCCCGGGTGGGACGCTCCGGTAATCAAGGAGTCTGCTCTCGACAGGTTCAATCGGATGGCTATGGACAATCCGATGTATGGCCACAATAAGATTCTCGATACGATGAGCCGGTTCGACAACTCGAATTATTTCCGGATGCGCGATGAAGACGATGAGCTTGACAAGTATGTTCAGACGCTGTTCATCGATGATGTCGGCGAGCACGCGTATGATGTCGACGGTGACCCGTATGGCGAGTTCAAGAAGGATTATGACGGTCCTGCCCCGGAAGTGGGCGAGACTATGTACCCGGAGGTAGCCGCGCAGAATGCGGCGGCGTTCCTTGCCCAGTTCGGAAAAATCTTTGCGGGAAAATAGAAAAAGCGGAGCCTGATGCTCCGCTTCTTGTTTTCGGTTGAATTGCCGATTAGTGCTTCTTGGCCGGCTTGGACTTCTTACTGCCGATGCCAGGGTTTAAAACTGCGGCTGTAGCCAATGCCTGTTCGATACCAGTAGGAATACGGGCGCCTTCAATCTTCTTGGCCTTTTCGGCTTTCTTCTTGGCAGCTTCAGCCTTCTTCTTGGCAGATTCGGCCTTCTTCTTTTCGGCGTCGGCCTTCTTCTTGGCCTTTTCGGCAGCCTTGTGGGCGGCTTCAATCTTCTTGTGCATCAAGGAGTTGACGGCTTCGAGGACATCGCTGAAGAGGTCGTCGATGTCGGATTCGTCATTCTGTTCGATTGCATAGGTACCGTCCTTGAGGCCGGCGACCTTGTTCTTGACTGCAACCTTGGCATTGAATTCGTAAGCCTTTTCGTTCTGCTTGAGGTAGATGGAAATCGTGCCGTCTGCCGTGGTGTATTCGTCGGAGCTCTTGGAATAGGAATTGGTGTTTTCTTCGCTGTGCTTGACCTTGACACCGACCGGAGTCTTCTTTACTTGGCCGAGAAGGTACTTTTTGATTTTGGCAATCCCATCATTATCGAGTTTAAGAATTTCTTTTGTGGACATAATGTTCCTTTGAAGTTGTTAATTCGTTATTACTTAAAATATAGCAAAAAATGCTATATTTGTGGCATGAATATATCAAAAACTTCATTAGTTGATGAAAATCTTGTCGATTTGGCACTTAAGTTGTTCATCGATATATTCCCCGACGAGGAAATCCTTGGATTCGATGGCTATGATAATTGGTTTACGGCATCGATAGGCAAGGATGATTTCCACTACTGGATTCACTATAACGAAGAGGATAAGCCGGTCGGGTTGTCAGGGCTGTATGTCGAGAATGCTGACAAGGAATCCGCTTGGCTCGGGTGGTTCGGTGTGCTGCCGAAGTATCGCCGTATGGGCTACGCTACGGAAATGATTAGGCGCTTTGAGGAATCCGCCCGCGAGAAAGGGTTCAGGCATGCCCGCCTGTACACGAATAGCGACAATACGTCCGCCCGGGCGTTCTACGAGAAGAACGGGTATACGGCCGAGGAGTTCCACGGCAATATCCCTGATTACATCGTCGGTGACATCATCCTGTATTCCAAGCCGCTTGAAGGCGATTTCGTTCCATGGAACGACCGGCACCTTGACTTTTAGGTATATAAACTCTCGATATCAAATGAGGTATCGGGATGGAATCTCTAGGCAAGATTATTTATGAGGGCTTCGACAGTGCAAAGGTGCGCCGGACGGTGATGGAAGCTGCTACGGCACTTTTCGAGGGGCTTACGCCGCAGCAGAAGGCCCGCCGGACTATCAGGCAGCTTCTTCCGCCCCCGCCTAACGGATGGGATGCTATCGCCGTGGATGGACAGGGAAATCCCCTGCTTACCGCCGATAACCACAACCAGATGTCCATCATCAACTGCCTTGAGTATCATATCAGGTCAATTTTCTTCCATGACGGACGCAGTAACCCCAAGTTCGAACCGGGTATCGCCCGTATAGCCTATACAGAAATCGGGGTGTGGCCGGAAGACCTACCTGATTGGCGTCCGAATCATCCTGAACACCGTACCAACGGAATCCGTCCAATCGTCAATGTGCTCAGGGAAATCAGCGGGGTACACTCGGACGACTATGATTTCGACCTTAACGGGATGTCCGGTGATGAACTTATCGCTAGGTTCGCCCATGGGTCTACCGGGAAGAAGTATATCAACGAGGAATCCGATGGCTCCGGAACTAACTACAAGGTAGTCTGGATTCCGAATTTTGAAACCGCCAAGAAATACGGACACTATACCAAGAATACCCAGCAGTGGTGCCTTACCGAGATGCGCCGTTACTGGAATAACTATACCAAGGGAAATACGGTAAAGATGTACTTCCTGATAGCCCCGAATGTTGACGAGGTAGAGCCGGTGCCGGGTCCGAACGCGCCTTTGGATGAATACGGGTTATCCCTGATTGGCATCGGGATTGCGCCTGACGGTACGCTTGACAACTGCTGTACACGATGGAATCACCTGCAAGGCGGCACTGATATGTCTATGAGTGAGGAACAGCTGTGCAAACTGCTCAATGTAAGGGAACTTTCTGATATTTGCCCGCCATATACCGAAGAAGACCAGTCTGAAGTCACGGTTAATCTGGAGAAAATCATTTCTTTCGCAAAGGAAAACGCCGATAACAGTAAAGTAGTTAATACTTATTGGGAACACGGTGACTATCGGATGCTTGGGGTAAGGATTAATGAATCTTTCAATGTGGTGCTGGTGAAGAAGGACTGGACAATCGCGTTCCCTTATCCGATAACCCAATGGAAACCTGGAACGGTATCCCCGTCGGCATATTCGGTAGTTTTATGGTATGACCCATATAGTGTTAATGAACAGACAATCGCGAATGCTGACGACAATGCCGGCGATGATGAGAATGATGGCGGTTACGAACCGTTTGCTATATTCCGGTTTGACGGAAAATATAAGTTATTCCCCGATACCGTAGATGTTTCCGTCGAGGATGTCCTGCGATACGCCGATACGGGTGAAAAGGGGATATTTGCCGGTCGTTACTATACATTTCATGTTGATTACGAGGATACCGCACTATTCAATGTTACCACGATGGAAATTGAATCTGATGATGTCGATATACATTATTTGCCGGGCAATCTATTCATAATGGACCTTTGTCTGTGCTTGATGAGACCGGATGGCTATGTTCAAATCAGCGATGATGTTGGAAGTGACGATGCTTGGAGTACAGGTAATACGGTTAGCTATATCGGATATGATGATAATGGCAGGAAGGTATTCCGCCGGCTTGACCCGATATCAGGTTCTATATTGGCTGGCGTTGATGATATCATTGGGGACCATTCGATGGGGGTAGCCAACGCCAGGTGGCTTGAATTAAGGAGTGTGGAAGGTAGAAAATTTAGCCGATATGCTTTAGTGAACAAGGATACCGGAGAAGTTGTTGTTCCATCCTGTGATGTTTATCCTGCTAGAGTAGATGTTCAGCCGTTGCGCCTCCGTGAGATTTTGGCGCCGTATGAGTCCCATATATT